ACACAATTCAGTGAATAGCGAATTGTGAATTTGAGGTATCGTTATACCTTTAATGTTGTGGAGCGTTGAGACCACCTAGTAGTATCTATGCTTGCATAGTATGAACGGCAACGCAATGAAACAACAAGTTTGTTATTTAAACAAACATAACGGACTGAGGTTATTGCCGCTCAGAACGGCACTGATGTCACTCTAGGCGAAACTACTTATCGTAAATATGTTCAGATTGACCTAGTAAGTGGCACTGAGAGCTATAATCTTCCCGTGAAGCCCGTTCTTAAGACTGGCGAGACCAAGTATATTGGCACTATTTATGCAACTTCAAAGAACGGTGATTATCTGAGCGAACTAACTGAGGACGAAGCCGTATCAGCCGATGATAAGTTTACAATCACTCCAAATGATGAGCACACTCCGGCATCTATCACCCTTAATGCGGGCGCAGCCAAGAAGCTGATTGACTCTGGTGCTGTTAAGCTGACTATGGTTTACACTGTGAAGTCTGCCTCTACTGCACAACGCATTGATATTAAGACCGATACTATGCCTGACACTGCTCTAGTAACTGCTTATGGCCTAGTTGCAGATAACTGTGATGGCACTCTGTATCCTTGCGTTATTCATGGTACTGTCCAGATTGATGGCAACTGGACTTGGGAAATTACTGCTGATGGCGACCCTGCCGTTCAGAATATCTCTATGGAGTTCGTTGCCGGATGCAACTCTAATAACCTGTATTCTATCATCATTGATACCGACGAAGATGCAGCTTAATGATTGATTAAATATAGGTAGCACAATTTTGTGCTACCTATATTTTTTATTATTTTAGAAAGGAGGATTAGATGGCTTACGATATAAGTAAAAAGATGAATGTTGGGCATGGTAAGATAATGGCAACATTAATTAATACTTTGTTCCTCCGAAAAACAGATGCAGAAAAACAATATCTCGCCTTAACTGGTGGCACTTTAACTGGCGACGCTACTCTAGATAACAGTTCTCTGTCCATTAAAAAAGACTCCGATACCGCCAAAATAAGTATTGACCAGAATGGAGATTTAGAATTATATAGTGACGGCGATGTGAAGTTTGGCACAAATAATAATAAATATTTCACAGCAAGCCCAAGTTACATATCTTTAAACAACAAGCATAATCATATTTCTGTTGAGCTTGTGAACGGAGAAGGAGTAGATTCTCCGTATGGTGGATTTGATGTTTACGATAACTCAACTGGCATTCCAGAAGTTATTAGTGCGATAAACTCTGGCTATGTTACAGGTATCCCATATCAAGAATATACCGTGAGAGAAGAAGGAAACTTTGTCTGGACTTTTGTTGGCGACGAAGAATTATATGAAACAGTCAAACTCGATTTGAATGGTCTTACTCTCATTAACAAGGATGAGGCTCAGAACGAGTTGACTTCTTTCAAATTTCAGAGCGCAAGTGGCGATATGGCTACAATTAGCAGCATCGCTGGCGATATGCGCTTTGAGGCATCTGAGATTATGTTTAATAATGTCGCAAGTATTGGTTCTGATAGCCTAGACCTTATTGGTGGAAGTAGTATCGAATTTGACTCCGCTAATGATGGAGTTAAGATGTATAGTGTTGAGAACTCTAATGTGCTAACGTTTGATTTTAAAGGTAAGAAAATTACTTTGGATGAAAATGGTTTTAATGGGAAGTCTGCATCTGCAACAAAAGCAGAAAAACTATCTGCCGAAAGGACTGTTTCTGGCGGTTCCGACATTGTGTTAAATTACAAATATGATGGCAGTGGAGACTCGATTGCGGATGTCGGTTTTTATTCTTGTAGTGCCAAAGTTGGTAATAAAAACAACTATCCATTCCACCGTTTTGCAAAAATTGATTTAACAAGTGCTAGTTATGAGGATTGGGCCACAACTCTTTATATATCTCAGGGATATAACAATGGCGGATTTGGTATTTGCCGTATTTCTATGAGAACAAACGGAGTTGGTCTGGGCTCCACAGCGGAAGTTAAATGGCTTTGCAGAAATGGTCTATCTGCCGATTTCGTACAAATCGCAATCGACGCTACCGCTGGGGCGACTCATGCAGATGCGTTTATCAAGACTATAAACCCTTACGCTTCTACATCTATTCGAGCTTTTGCTTCTGAATCCCGTGGGGATATTGAGAGAACTTGGGTTCTGGTTGATTCAGAGGAAGTAAATAATACCGATGCTTCAACTAAACATAATTCTGTAGAGTGCTATAAATCTATCGAAGCTGCTGCTAATGAGATTCATGGTGAGGCATACACAAGCACTGTTACAGGTGTTGACACCATTGTTGAGCAGGCTAAGAGAGACTCAGAGGGTAGAAATATCGCTCATACATATATAACCAACATTGAACAGCAAAGTTATGGTGTTCTTAGAATGACTTACGGTGACGGATTTACTGCAACTGTAAATCTGCTTGCTCAATAAAGAATTGGAAGGGTAATTGTTATGATGGAAGTTCTGACTCCTATTATTATTAATCTAACTCGACTTGTGATTGCTGGTTGTTTTGCTTATCTATGTAAGGCTATCATTCCAGCCATTACTGTTTGGCTAAAACAGGTCGGCCTATATCAAGTTGTTCGTTATTTTGTAAATGCTGCCGAAAAAATGGCTACTACTAAGCAAATCCCAAAAGAAACCAAGAAACAGTGGGTAAAAAATATTCTCGCTAAGATTGGCATTCAGGACAACGAGGTTATTGACGCTTTGATTGAGGGAGCCGTTGAAGAGCTAGACAATCAAAAAGGTAAGGTTGGGGACGCTTTTAACAAGTAACCCCTGTTAAATTTGAAGGCTTAAATTATGAAACATAATAGAATATGTGCTTATTGTGGACGCTCCTATTATGTTTGTTCATCTTGCATTTCTTCGGGTTCATATAAGAACTCTTATTGTTCGCAAGATTGTTTCCGTAGAAGCGTGATGGACAATGGGAGTTTTCAACCAATAATTATTGAAGGAGAAGAAATGAAAACTTTACTAAGAGGAAAGCTTGCTGGTACAGAAATCTTTGTGGACATTATTGGCTATGACCTAGAGCTTGGTAAGTTTGACTGCCACGATGGTGTCACTCGTACGCCAGACGATTTCAGATATTTTGTTATTCCCTGTAATGAGATGAAAAATATCAACGCTTATGTATCTGAGCTAAACGAGAAAAAGTCAAAAACTTCTGCTCGTAAAAAAGCAGAAACAAAACCTGAAATTGAATCTTAAATTGTAGAATACTCGAAAATGAGTTATTTATCCGTATATTTATGGATTTTTGACTCATTTTCTGTTTTAGTGTTATGACAATGAAAGTGAAATTTTATCGTTAAATAAAGTGCTGTAAACACGGGGATTTTTAAGGGTGGGTTGTGGTTGTTTACAGACTTTTTGGATTGAAAGGGATAAAAATATGGAGAAATGTTTCAAACTTTACATTAAAGATGTAACGCATGAACAGCTAATTGGTGTGTTTGATTCTACAATGATTAATGTAAAATCGTTGTATCATTGTATTGATAACCAAGGAAATAGTTTCACACTAACATTCGCAGATGATACCTTGGCAGAGTATCTGCAATTTAACAAGAATATTATGCTACGCTTTATTATTGTTTATGAGCAATATTGTTTTAATCTGCCTGACCCTATGTATCGTCTTGAAAAGTATAGCACAATTAACTATTATCTGTCAAGGACTATCGTTCCTGATGAAGTGCCATATTGGGATTTGATGCTAACTGATGTTGTTAAAAACGGACATAATGAATACTTCTTTACCGAGAATGGCGAGAAGCCGGTGATAAACATTGATGAACATTGGAAAAATTTTTGAGCAGAAGTTCAAAGATAGTATACCAAAAGATGTGGCAGTAATTAGACTGCATGATAGCGCAAGTGGGTTTGGACAAGATAGTAGGTCAACAAGATTCTCTATGAAGTCTCCATTTGACTTTATCTTGTTCAAATCTCCTTGTATGTATTGTCTGGAATTGAAATCAACAGACAAAAAAAGTTTTTCTTTTGAACGTGAGAAACCGACAAAAGAGAATCCTACTAAACGAGAAATTCATTGGCATCAAATCGTGGCTCTTACTGAGTATAATAACTATTGTAATTGTGTATGTGGTTTTGTGTTAGACTTTAGAAATGACGGAACTTATTTCTTGAGTATCAAAGATTTTAATAAATTTAAAGAAGAATCAACAAAGGTTTCAATAAATATTCAGGACTGCATTGATTATGGTGCTGTTCAAATAGATAGAAAATTAAAAAAGAAATATTATAGCTACGATGTAGCAAAACTATTAGATGAGTTAGGAAGTGAGAAAATTGGGAAGAAGAACTGTATATAATAGAATTTATACAGAAGAGATTTGGGCAAAAGTAAACGAAGACAATAAAAATCTATTGAAGGATTATCTTGCATACAAGACTACTGGTGGTCGTTCTCCGCAGACGATTTATCAGTACGAACAAATGATTCGACTGTTTTTTTGTTGGAATTATTTACATAATAAAGACACGTTCTTTGTAGATTTGAAGAAGCGGCAACTTGTCTCTTTCTTTAATTATGCAATTACCGATATGGGATGGTCAAGTAATAGAATTTCTACTATTAAATCTTCGCTATCTTCTATGTCTGATTACATCGAGAATGTTCTTGATGATGAGTTCCCTGACTTTAGAAATATTGTTGTTAAATTGGAGACTCCTGTAAAGCAGACTGTTCGTGAAAAGACAGTTATGAGTGAAGAGCAAATTCAAGATTGTCTCGACAAGTTGGTTGCCGCTAAACGGTATCAGGCGGCTTGCTATCTTGCTCTAGCTGTTAGTTGCGGCGCAAGAAAGGCAGAGCTTATTCAATTTAAGACAGACTGGTTTACTGATGAGAATATTGTTTATGGCTGTATGTGGAAAACACCTGAACAAATTCGTACTAAGGGTCATGGTAAACAAGGCAAGCTACTTTATAAATTTACGTTTATTAAATCGTTTAAGCCATATTATGAAATGTGGATGAAGTATCGCAAAGAGAATAATATCGAGAGCGAATGGTTATTCATTGTAAAAAATGATGATGGCACTTATCGTCAAGCTAGTATTTCGACGGCAGACAGTATTTGCCGTACTATTTCGGCTTTTATGAATACAGATTTTTATAGCCATTGTAGTAGACATCGTTACGTCACTATGATGAAAGAGTCTAAGCTACCCGACGATGTTATTGTTGCGCTTGTCGGGTGGAGCGATTCGTCGATGATTAGGGTCTACAATGACGCAAGAGCAGAAGATATGCTGGATGATTATTTTGATGAGAATGGTATCAAAGACGTAAAAGCTGGAACACTTGATGATATTTAACAAAGGAGATATATGGAACTTCAAGATTTATTAGACCATTATAGTCTTACTATTATTAATAAGCCAAATGAAGTAAGAAATTATACTAAACTTGAGTTAGAAAGTTCTGACGGATACAGATATTACCTTAGTAAAAATAATCTTGTTTGTGCGCAAAGAAGAGATGCCGAATTGTGTAGGTATTTTAGAAATCCATATACCGAACACAATCTTTCTAATTTTCTTATGATAGAAACAAATGGAGATGTTGTAATTAAAGATTTTCAGAATGCTCAAAATGCGCATGACCCAATTCTATTACATTGCAATTCTATTAATTTAGATTATGTTAAAAGCGCCAATGAAATTACCTCTGGGAGATACTATTTAAAACGGCAAATGGATGGGTATAAATTTCCAAAGACTCTTGATTTAGACTATGTTCAAAAAGAAGGGTATAAATATGGCGTTGAAATTGTAGACACAAAATATGTAAATAATTCAACACCTCTCAAATTCATTTGCCTAAAACATAGAAATGTAGGAGTTCAAGAAAGAAGTTGGGCGGCTATACGGAGAGAAAAGTTTTCGTGTAAATATTGTTATTCAGAATACATTGAGTCTGTAAACAGAGGTTTAATGGATTATAAGATAAATCTAAATTATGATGCAATTCAGAAAACGTCTGAAACACTCACGTCAAATGCAAAACAAAGATTTGATGCAAATGTTCCAAAATTGAAAAATCCGTCGATAGAAATAGTTGGTGAATATAAGTCTGCTCATGAAAAGATTGAATGTAAATGTTTAAAGTGTGGAGAAACTTTCTATCTCAGACCAGACCATATTAAACGTGGTATCGGGCATAGTGGTTGTAATAAATCTCTCGGAGAAGAACGTCTTGAAAAATATCTAAAAGAGCATAATATAAATTATATCGGACAGTATCGCTTTGGAGACTGCATTCGTAAAGAAAGAGATATGCCATTTGATTTTTATCTTCCAGACTTAAATATTGCAATAGAATACGATGGTATACAACACTATGAGCCTGTTGTTAAATTTGGTGGGGAAGAAGGCTTTGCGGAGCTAAAATTGAATGATTACTTCAAGACAAATTATTGTATTGAACATAATATAGAACTAATTAGAGTTCCATACACAGAATACAATAGTATGGAAGAATTTCTAAATAACTATTTTAACAAGGATTAAAAGGAGTTGAGTTTATGACACTAAAGACTGTTATTGATAAGCTAAAAGAATATAAAAGCAAGTTGATTGATAAAGAGACTCTTGATAGTTGGCTGTATGAGAATATCAATATTACTAATTATATCTCTATTGGTAATAAATATGCTTATATCCATAAGGTCAATGAAACTTTTTCAGAAGAAATTGCTGAGATTCTAAATAATAAGCTAGATGTTGAACTCGTGTTTATGCGTTATGATATGCACGTTCTGTTTGATATTCTTCTTAAATATACTGATATTGAGATTGCCAAAGAAGATAAAACTCCTGAATATTATGATATTATGGTTGAAACTGAATTTGACCGTTATCTAAAACTAGCTATTGGTAATGATTGTGTCAAATTTATGAATGCTTTTGAAAAGGCTTCTGGTATTAACGAAATCAACACCATAAATATTATTAAGGGCGCTATTGATAACAATATTACTCAGGATAAGATTGATGCTCTTGATAAGGTATTTAAGAAACTGAATACTAAAAAGAATAAGGATTTCTTAGAAGATGTAATGGCATATTCTAATCCTGCCGTTAAGGAGCTAATGGACGGTATGCGTAAGTCTGCTATGGAAGAAGCAGATAAGAAATTAAAGGAGAAATATTCTAAGCCGGAAGGTGATGCAAATGGCGAAACCGTCAGTTGATAACAGAAAACTCCAAGTAGCAATTTGGAATAAGATTGATAAGATTAACGATAACTTTGCAGACGATTATGCTAGAGCTGCTAAAAACATTCTAATGACGATTGCCCAAGAGGGTGTTAAGAAGATTAAGGAATATATAAAAAAGTATTTTTACGATGCAACAACTGAGACTGAATATTATGATAGATTAGGTGCTCAAGGTGGTTTTCTAGCAACTATCAGTTATACTATTGTTGATAAACATGGCGTACCAAATCAGATTAGAATTTACTGTGATTGGGATAAATTAAGACGTGTTTATCAGCCTCATCATGATAAATTTGATGCTCACAACGGTTTTGATAATAAGAAATTTACAGAAGGATTGTACGACTATATAATGGATGGCACTTGGAACTCTCCTTATGGTCATCCACAAACTTCTGGCATTGGTGAAGGTGTTAATGAAGAACTTTCTAAACTTCTTACTGGTAGAGCAAGACAAGAGATTGCGGCTTATATGAAGAAGTATTTCAAAGATACCACTATTAAACACCGTGTTGCTGGTGGTCTTTCTGTTAGTAAAGATACTAAGAGACATAAATAAGGAGGTGGGTAAATGGCACAATCACAAACTGATATTTTTGATTTCGTTATACAACCGAATTTTGACACAAACGAAATAAATAAACAAGGGAATCAATTACAACAAGAGCTTGAGAAATTAGCAATTAGTATTTCTGATATGATTCAGAAAAAAATGGGGTCTGCGTTCCAATTCCCTGCCAATTTTAACACAAGAAGCATCAGTCAGGTAATGGAGCTTGTTACGCAACTCGGTGGAGAATTTAAAAGAACAGGTTCTACAATTACAGCGACATTCAAAGATGCAGACGGCGTTATCAATACAACCGTAAAGAGTATTGAGCCTGCCCTCAAAGCAATAGAAAAAGCTAATGAAGCGGCATTACAGGCTGGTCAGATATCGCCAGCTATGGCAACGCAGCGAGCCAAGAAAATTGAGGATTACAGAACATCAAGCGCAACCTATACTGGAACGGAACAAATAAAAGAACAGGTACAGCTTGAACAGCAAATCATTAAAGCTCTTGAAGACCAATATGCTGCACAAAAGAAAATTATTGATGCACAAGCAAGTGGAAGTGCGGCCAATCAGCAATATTACACCCAAGTAAGAGATATTGCCATATCAGAACAAAATAGGTTACAGAACGAATATCAAGGGTCTCAGGACAATATAAAGGCAACAGAACAAAGACTACAAGCAGAGCAGAAACTTTATAGCACAAAGGTATCTAACCAACAGGCTGAACAGGCCGCTGCTCAAGCAGCAGAGCAGTCTCGACAAGAGCAAGACCAACTTGAGCAGAAGATTATAAAGAGTCTTGAAGAGCAATTTACTTATCAAAAGAAAATTATTGATGCTCAAAACTCTGGGGATAAGGCGAATGAAGATTATTATACTGGGTTGCTAAATATAGCAAAGGGCGAAGAGCAAGTTTATCAGATTCAGTATAATGGTTCTCAAAGCAATATAAAAGCTAAAAAGCAAGAAATTGCTCAAGAGCAGCAACTTTACCAAAAAAAGTCTGATTCTGTAAAGCAAGAAAATGAACTTGTAAATGCTATTAAACAATACGCCAAGCAGTATCAAACTGTTAAACAGCTAGAAAGTAAAGGACAACAAAATACTCAGGCTTATACTGATGCAAAAAATGCCTTACAACAACTAACAACAACTCTTTCTCAATATGGTGTTCAAGTTGTAACAAGCTCTGATGGTACAACTAAACTTGTAGCGCAGCAAAATTCAATGGCTGATAGCTCTAACAAAGTTAAAACAGCGTTGGATAATGCTAATGGCAGTTTAGTAAAAACTGATACTGCGCAAAATTCTTTATCTCAATCTATTCAGTCCAGCGTAGAAAATTTCCTAAAGTATCAGGTGGCTATGGAAGCCATCAACAAAATTACTAGCGAATTTACATCTGCAATCTATGATATGAACGAAGCTATGACACAGGTTCGTATGGTCACAATGGGGTCTTACGAAGATACTGTGGCATTGGCCGATAGTTATACTCAACTTGCAAAGCAACTTGGTACTACTACAACCACAGTTGCAGAAGGTGCAGATGCGTGGCTTTTACTATTGTCTAGGTCACGTTAAATCTCTTTAACTGCTGGAAACTCCTGTAACAGGACAATCAGCAACCAAGACTTTTATAAGTAAGGTTCATCGACTATTATGTAGGAACAAGCGTTCTGAAATGGGAGATATTTGTTAAATTTAACAAATAAAGATATAGTCAGAACTATATAGTAATATATAGAAAATCCTATATGGAATCTCTAAATAAGTAGCGACTATTAGAGTAACAAATTGAAGACAGGGTTATAGCGCTCAAGACGCTATTGAAATGTTGAAGCAGTCAACTACACTGGCCGTCGTTGGTCAGCTTGATGCTCAAGAAAGTACAGACCAACTTACTGCTTGATTTTAAGGCAGACTATGTAGAAATTATATAGTGAAAACACTCTTAACTGCTGGGAACTCTCGTAAGAGACAATCAGCAACCAAGACTTCGTAGAATATTAACAAATAAACTCTTGACAACTATTAAAATATTTGTTATAATACTCTAAGGAGTAAGGCTCAACGACTATCCCGAAAAGGGAGTACACATAAGTATGTGGAAATAGAGTGACGCAAAATGCGTAAGATATAGTCTATTCTTATATGTGAATATAAGTGTTATTTGTAGGTAAATTTATATTAAGGAGTAATTATTTTGATATTAGACAAAGAAGTTGTAATTCTATGTACAAGTTCTAATCTTAAATATTATAAAAATCTTGGATATGATGTAAAAAACGGAGAATATATAACCGTAAAGGTAGAAGATATTCAACGTTGGTCTAAGTGTATTATTAGGGTAAAATGTGATTACTGTGGGGCGATATCAGAAATTCCGTACTACTCGTGTATTACACATAGAAAAATTATTTCTAAGGATTGTTGTAGAAATACCAAGTGTATGAAACAAAAAAGAGAAGAATCTGTTCTAAAAACATATGGTGTTACAGCAGTTTCGCAATTAGAATCTGTACAAGAAGTAAAAAAGAAAAATAATATGATTAAATACGGATGCGTTTGTCCGCTACAAAATGAAGAGATAAAACAAAAGTCTTTAAAAACAATGATGGAAATTTATGGATGTGCACACCCGATGGAATCCGATGTTATAAAACAGAAGATAAAAAATACTTGTCTGGAAAGATATGGTGTAGAAAATGTCGCACAAAATTGCGATATACGAGACAAACAAATGCAAACCATGATTGAAAGATATGGAGATTATAATGTCCCGACATCTTCTCAGCAAATATATATTCAGAATCTATATAATGGAATCTTAAACTTTAAATATAGAGGATTTTTTGGAGATATTCTGCTCGAAGAATATAACATAATTGTAGAATATTCTGGCGGCGGGCATAGAATGCCGGTGATGCGTGGGTTTGAAACTGACGAGGAATTTGACGCAAAACAAGAAACGAGAAGAAAAGTGTTTCTTGATGGTGGGTATAAACAATTTGAGATTATTTCAAAAACAGATGTCCTTCCAGATGATAATTTCCTATTAATCCTAAAAGATAAAGCTATAACTGTTCTTATAGAATATAATTACGAATATTATTCTTATAACTTAGACACAAACGAAGAAACCTACAAATAATAGTGATAAAGTAACGACCTATCACAAATATAAAAGATTACAAAATCTTACAATGTTTCCGTAGAAGATACAAGTCAAATTGTAGATAAACTTGTGCAAGTTGACTTGGCCTATGCAGCTAGTACAGGTGAAATCTCTACGGCATTACAAAAGGTTGCTAGTTCTGCTGGACAGGCAGGAGTAGGACTTGATAAACTAATTGGTCTAATTACTATCTCCGAGGAAAAGACCAGACAAGCACCAGAAGTTATTGGTAGTGCATGGCAAAGTATAATTTCGAGAATTTCAAAAATCACTAGCAAAGTGAACTTAGATGACCTTGTAGATGAACAAGGAATAACTCACACTATCAATGATGCAGACAAAGTATTATCTAAATATGGTATTACTCTAGTTGATACAAATGGTAAAATGCGCGAAATTGGTACTGTTCTTGACGAGATTGGTGCAAAGTGGAACAATATGTCCACTCTTGAGCAGAACCAGTTGGCATATGTGGTTTTAATTAGCTACAATATGAAGTAATTCATAGATATTTGAAATATAAATATTATAATATTCCTATATCGGTGAACTCTGTAAAATGAGAATACCGAGATAATTTCTTGTTAAATTATACAAGAAACATCGTAGAGACTAAGGAGGAATACCCTGTTATAAACAGGTGAAAATATAGTCCGAGCTATAAGGAAACTTATAGAGGAATGGTCAGATGTAAAGACATCTTTAAGAAGAACCGTTCCCGCTTATTATTTATATAATAAGTCACAAAGTAACAGTCTGAGCCGGAACGCGTCAGCGAAATGTTTGTTAAACTATTAACAATATAATACGAACAGGTATATAGCGATATATACAAAAATAGTTCCCTTTAATTGCTGGAACGTCTCGCAAGAGAAAATCAGCAGCCAAGCTCGAAAGAGAAGGTTCAACGACTAGCTATTTTAGCGTACACGCAAGTGCGTGGAAATGGGGGATGTCTGTTAAATCCAGACAAAGATATAGTCTGTTCTTATATGTGAATATAAGACTATTATTATTATAATAGTATATGGAAGTAACGAACCCATATCAACATAAAGTTATCGCAGCTATGGAAGACTATAACCGCGTCTTGGAAGCAACCGAAGTTGCAGAAAATGCAAATGGTGTTGCTGCCGAGAAGATGACGGTTTATAATGAATCTCTTGAAGCTGCACAAAATAGATTAACCGCAAGTATTCAACAATTCGCACAGGACTCTAATCTTGATAGAATCCTTGCATTAGCCTACGACGGTCTGTCCAAAGTCGTAGAAATTCTAAATATTCTACTAAATAAAATTCCAGTTCTATCGCCATTAATCAAGGCAGTCGGAGTTATATTTTTAACCTATTTTGGTGCGAATATGATTTCCAAGCTAACAAAGAGCATATCAATATTTGGGCAGATGGCAGAAGTCATTTCTGGTCTTGGTACGGCAACAAATATCGTCATTCCTACATTCACCCAGATGTTCTCAGGAATCGTTAGCGGCGCTGGTTCCGCTATGACTGCATTAACAGGAATGACAGTAACAATAGGCGGTCTTACTGCACCTATTCTTGGAGTTGTCGCTGCAATAATCGCAATAGGTACTGTTGCAAAATTAGCATGGGATAGCTGGAAAAATGCTCAACCAGAAGCACAAGTTAAAAAGGCTAACGATGCTCTTGAAGAGAGTCAAAAAAATCTTGATGATACCAATAGTAAAATAGCCGAAATTAACAAACAAATTTCAGAAATCAACTCTAAAGGTACTCTAACTTTAGCGGATGAACAGCAAAAAGAGAATCTTCAAGAACAACTTGATGTCCTAAAAGAAATTCAAAAAACTCAAAGTGATATTAACGAGGCGAACAAAATCGCTTCAAAGGAAGCCACTCAAAAAGAAATCAAATCAAGATATGGCGATGATAAATCTGTCGAAGAATATCAATCTTCTTTCGTTGGTATCGCCCCAAGACTTTACGATTCTGAGTCTGCAAGTGTTAATCAACTTCTTGCCAATATTGCTCAGTTAAATAAGGAAAAGCAAGAACTTAATAAGAGTGATGAGAATTATGCAACGAAATTGCAACAGCTTAATTCTCAAATGGACGCTCAAACGTTGGCTTTGCAAAATCAGAAGTTAGCAATTCTCCAAGATATGCAAACTCTGCAAAATCTTGGAGATACTAGTTCTGATGTATATAAGATGCTTCAATCGCAACTTGACACCGTTAATCTTGCTCTTGACCCGTCTAATTTTGAAACCCTAAAAGTGCAAAACTTAATTGACACCGCTGGCATAGAGGATAAGTTGCAGAAAGCTGTTCAAGCTGGTGATGAAGCTGGTCAAAAAACAGCAGAAGCGTATGCAAATAAGTTTGCACACCAAATTTTAAATTCTAGCGATTCTGTAAAAGCAGCTTGGGCGCAAGCCATGAATATTGATGTTAATGATTTAAACATTGATAACTTAACTCAAGAATTGCTTACAAAATTCCAGCAGATGTATGGACAGGTTAATCAAGCGATATTTGAATTAACTTCTGAACAGGTTGCAGACTGGACTACTGCGGCAACAAACGCTCTTGTCACACAAGACGAGGCAATGAAAGATTACATTTCTACCGTAGCGAATATTACAGAAAAACAGGAAATTCTAAATACTGCTTTCAGCGAAATGAAAGAAAAGGGCGAACTTTCTGTCGCTACGGTTCAGAAACTAATTGACCAAGAGCCATCTCTTGTTAGTGCGCTTACAGTAGAAGATGGTCATATTAGAATAAATATTGACTCTTTGCAAGATTTGTCAGATAGTTATTTTGACACGGCCATCGAAGCGAAAAAACAACAAATAGCTCAAACTGAATCTGTAATAGAAGAAACTAAAAAAAGAATAAAAGCTATGCAAGAGGAAATGAGCGCTCTTGCAAAGTTAGTACAGGCTCAAATTGATGCCGGTGAAAGGGTTGATACCACAAATCTTGACCAGCTTCGTGGTATGCAAAGAACTCAACATGAGTTAGAAAAACAAGGTAAACAAGCACAGGCAACATACGATGATTTAAGTGATGAACTTGAGAGCCTTGAAAAATTACAAAGCGCAGGCTTAACTTATACGCCTTCTAAAAAGTCTAGTTCTTCTAAGTCTGGCAAATCTGATGCAGAAAAAGAATTTGAAACTAATATCAAAAATCGCATGAAGTATCTACAGGGTATTGTAAAGCAATACTCACTAGAAGATACTTGGCAAGACCCTGCAACTATTCAGGAGTATACTGACAGTTGGAACGATATGCTTTCCTCTGTCGTTGATACGCCAGAAGCAAGAAAGATAGTAGCTGACGCTCTTAACGTTGACATTAGCGGAATGTCTGACGAAAAAGCTAAAGAACAGCTAACTAAACTTCTCAAAGACCAATACGGTGATATCCAAACAGAGTATCAAAAACTCTTAAAAAATAAAGCCAAAGAAGACCTAAACTCTGCTAAAACTATTATAAACGCCTATAAAGAAGGTGTTTATGGCGCTTGGAGTTCTGATGAGGCCCTAAATGCAGCAAAAGCAGATTATGATAAATTCATTAAAGAAATAACTGAGAACGAGGATTATCGAAAGGCTGTAGCGGAATCTTTAAATCTTGGAGATATTACTGAGAAAACAGTAGAAGAACAAATCAGGATTGTTGTAGAAGCATGGCAGAAATCCACTGGTACACTAGATGACGCTCAACAAGACCTGTATGATGATGCTTCTAAAAATATCAAAGCATTACAAGACGAAATCGAGGATATGCTTGATACAGCAATCGACCTACTTGAAAAAGCAGGCGATTTTCTGTTTGATATGCTAGGCAAGATTTCTGATAGATATGATGCTCAGATTGATAACCTTGATAAGATTTCTGATGAACTCGATGACCAAAAGGATGCTTTTGAAGACAAGATTGACCAGCAGAAAGAACTCCTAAAACTTCAAAAAGAAGAAATGGATAACGCTGATGAACTTGCTGAGAAAAATAAATCTATTGCAGACATTGATGCTCAACTAATGGAGTTGCAATATGACGACTCGGCAGAAGCACAAGCCAAACGTCTAAAACTTCTTGATGAAAGAGCAGAAAAAGAAAAAGACCTTGCTGAATGGCAAAAGGATAACGATTACGATACCAAAGTTGCCGCTCTCGAAAAAGAAAAATCAGAATATGAAAAAACAATTGAAGCAGAGAAAAAGGCAATAGAAGCACAGAAGAAGGTTCTGGAAGAAACCCAAAAACAATTTGAAACCACTCTAAAGAATATTCAGAATGGGTTTAATACGTTTATTAAGATTCTAAGTAGTGATTTGGTTAAGAATTTAATCAGTAAGGCACTAATTAATACAGGTAGCGATACTGTATCTAATCTACTTATTGGTTATAATAAAATATTCGGCTCTGGAATAGATACTGATGTAACAGGTATTGTATCTAAGGCTTTTAAGAGTCTAGGTGAAATCGGAGGGAAGCTTACAGGGGGTATCGACCTTTCTGGTCTTTTTAATGGGTTCGACCTTTCTGGAGTTTTTAAGAATATTGGTACCACTTTAAATGGAATTACTCAAAACTTTAGTAGTTTTGCAAAAGGTATCAGTCGAGTTATACAACCCGGTATACAATCTGCGTCTGGTATTTTCAAAGGTCTTGGTGATACACTTAAAGGTGTATTCAGCCTTGATTGGAATGGAATAGTGCAAACTATGCAACTTGGCCTTGGAACTGTATCTGGCGTAATTGGCGACCTATTTGCTCCAATTGCTAAAGGTGCTGCCTCTATTGGTGACGCAATTGGTTCTGGTATTACCGGCTTCTTCCCGGGGATATTTACCGCATTAGGCACTCTAGTTAGTACGGTTGGAACAGCTATGGGCGGTGTTCTCAGTGCGATTGCAGAAGCCATGGCTAGTATTCCTGTTGTTGGATGGGCGATAGCTGCTGCTGCCGTCGTTGGAGCTGTAGCTCTAGTAGCCACTATAGCATCCATAGTCAGTAAAACAAAAAGCAGTAAAGTATCTCAACCCACTCAATCTTTTACGGCAAAAAAACACCATACTGGTGCGGACTACGTTAAGAAAGAGAATCCTGCTCTTGATAAGATGCTGGGTCTTAACGACGATGAAACGGTTTCTATTCTGCACGTCGGTGAAGCGGTTGTGCCTACATGGGCGAACAATGCGACCAGCTCTTCTAGTAGCAATAGGTTTACAGGTGCGTCAGTTAGTAGTGGAGCCGTAGACACTGCTATTAAATCCGCTAACGTATCTAATGTAAGCTCTAACACTAACAATACTACGAATTCTCCTATCAATATTTCTATGCCAATTAATATTCAAGGTGATGCTGACACTTCAACAGTTACCTCTTTGAAGAAAGAAGCAGACAATATTGTAAATAGAGTTCTTAAAACTATTAATAACCAAACTAGAATCGGAGGCTACAAGAACATAAAAGCTGCTACAGTATAAAATTATTAATTAAATTTAATAGCCGATACTGTTAAGAAGTCTTGATAAGTCGGCATTATGCAAAAGAGGTGAGACTTATTATGCCAATGGGATATCCTTTTATATTTAATGGTATACCAAGTGAAACTTATAATGTTTCTATGGTATTTCTTGATAATTCTTACACTAATAGACCTTCTGGAGGTGACAAAAGCGTTGTAACTGCCTCAATAAGAAGGAACCCAATCAAACAATATCTTGATACTGAATATGAAGACCCTTTGGAATTTGATATAGAAATTGTGTTTGATGAAGCAGTGGACATTTATGAGTTAACCAATGTTAAAAACTGGCTGACCGCTCCTGTAAATTACGAGCAATTACAGATATGTGTAGAAAATTTTGAGAGATTCTATTATAATTGTATTATCCATTTAAATGAAGACCTAATTTATGCAGATGGATACCGTGGTGTGTCTGCGACTGTAGAATGCGATGCACCCTTTGCTCATGAATTTGAAAGAATACAAAAATATACATTAGATTCCGATATTTCGAAAACAAACACTTTTGTATTTGAGAATTATTCAGATGATTTTGAGCTTATGAAACCTATTCTTAAATTTCATATGGCTAAAGCCGGTAATTTTAGTATTAATGTAAAACATTATAGCGAGAATAAATATATGGTTGTAAAAGACGATATCATTTATTTAAATAATGCCACGCATAACCAATGTGTGACGTATTGTAGACTAAATGGATTTTCAGTCGCATATATCAATAGAGCTCTTGATTATAATGTGACGACAACATTTGACCATCTAAATGCGGGAGACACTGTATATCTTGATAATGAAACTTACATTATGACAGTAAATGATATAGAAACGGAAGATATATTTACGAAATTTAACAAAAAATTCTTTAGACTTCCACGAGGTACAAACATACTTTCAGTGTACGGTGTAGCTGACTATATGTATATTGTTTATAAAAATGCTAAACGGTTAGGGGGGAGTTATTATTAATTTTAATTTTGATTTAAATAAGAGATACGAGTATCCGACTATCGAAATTTGTAACCCAAATAAAAAAGTTCTCGGGATTATTTCTGGTATTACCGAATTAGTAATATCTCCTAAATGGGGTTCTTGTTCTGAGGTGTCTTTTACACTACACAGGGAAATAAATGGCAAGAATAATCCTTGTTATAGTAAATTAAAGAAGACCAGACTTATCCATATTGATGGGTTTGGATATTTTACTATTGTTAGTGATGACGAAAACTTTGAGGACAAAATTCCGAATAAAAATATTACCGCATATTCGGCAGAATATCTTTTAAATAACAAAGGAATTAATCTTACATTTGTTACGACAGCTGGAAGTATCAACGATTCTTCTAGCACAACCGTTGTAACAAGCAACTACTTCTTTTATAGTGAAACGCAACCTGAAAAATCTCTTCTAAATCAGCTTATCAAAGCTGCCCCTCAATGGAAATTAGGATATATTAGCGGTTCACTACGAAGCAAGTCTCGTTCGTTTAGCCAAACCGATAAAGGGCTTTATGGATTTCTAACGAACGAAGTCTCGCAATCTTACGAAGCGTTATTTGTGTTTGACAATGAAAACTATATTATAAATGCTTATGATACTACTGAGGTTGTTAAAAACACCAACATCGTTATCTCTTTCGATAATCTTCTAAAAAATGCTAAAGTTAGTGAACTTTCCGATGATATCTATACTGTAATAAATGTGTCAGGAGCAGAGAATTTAAGCATCGCTAAAATCAACCCAAATGGAACAAAGAAACTATTTTGTCTTGACTACTATACCGGTGTTCTTGATAAAACTGCAACTAATTATTATGAAAATTATAACGAATGGATTACTGATAATAATTTAAAAAGAAAAGTTCTCGAATGGGAGAAAGCAAACAAAGAAGCCATCTATGATAAAAGTGCAACTTCTTATGGTGGATGGACTTCGCTACAAAAGAAGTTTAATTTGCTGCTTTTAACCCAACAAGCCGCTTTAAATCAAATGCAATCGTTTTTTGACACTGCCCAACAAAATATGTCCCTTTATACCGACTATTCAGATATAGATAAATTAAAGGTATACGTTAAAAATAAAAACGACCCCGTTACATTTGGTGATGCCAAAAAAAATAAATGGCAGATTACCAACTATTATGAAGTAGATGAATATACTCTTTTTGCAACGACAAGCGGAACCGGCACAGATGCTGACAGAATAACAAAATATGCTTATTGGAAAGCGTATTCTCAGGCGTGCGAAGCAAACCTAAAAATTCTAAAAGAGGGTGGGAAACTATATCTTGTAAGAAAATCAGACTTCGAATCAACTGATGGTTCGTATGAAGAGCCATCGGACAAAAATCCGAATCTTGACTATACTATTCCCACGTCGAAACTCCCCCAAGCGAATGGCGATTCTATAAGTGACAAAGTTTCAAACCATAGTATTACTCCAAGTGGAACATATGCAAAATATTCCATAAATGCTTTAACTCAAGAAATTGCAGATATCCAAAAAGAGCGAGATAAAATTGTAGCTAAATACGCTTACAATACTTATTTTACAGACTCAGAGAAGCTTGCATTAGACCCATTTATTATTGAGGGTAGTTTCTCTGATGACTCTTTTATTGTAACCGATAGTATGGAAACAAAAGACTACTCTGATACGTCCACAAAAGTAGAAGTTGTGCAAGCAGATGGAACTATGGTCGTGAAGACCATAGAAGAGTTAAAACAGACCGATGTCATTATGGATGATATTTATGTTGCCGGGCAACTTGTAGACGCAGGATATGAAAAGCTAAAAGTTGTTAGTCAGCCTAGTTTTTCTTTTGAAGCAGAAAGCACGAACTTTTTCTTTATTGAAAAATTTAAACCATTCATTAATCAACTTACTTCAATTGAAAAAAGCAGAGGAAGTCTTTTTGGTTGTATTTTAAATATTCAGCTTGAGGACGATAATTGGGTTTATCCGTATTTACAAGAATTGGAGATTAACTATGACGACCCAGATAGTTTTACAATGCGATTCGGCAACAGGTTTAGGCTATCGAATGATGCCTATACTTTTAACGAATTGCATAACGAAACTACTAGCGCAGTTTCTAGCGTAGGAAGTCTATTGTCCGCAATTTCTCAACCAGTAACAAATGGTACGATTGATGCTGTAACTGAGTATACAAAGTCCGCTCTAATTGCCGCTAACCAATCAATTAAGGCAACTACGGACAATGAATTTACGTTTGGAAGCTATGGCATTAAGGGTAGAAAAAAATCCAGTGCAGATGGGAACATTAACGGCTTTGCTCCTGAACAACTTTGGATGTCTAATAATAAAATTTGTTTTACAGATGATGGATGGAAGACTACAAAAGCTGTATTCGGCAAGACCACTGTAAACGGTGTTTCTTCTTATGGTCTAATCGCAGACACCATTGTTGGCAAGTTAATAATGGGAAACTCTCTTGAGATTGCAAATTCTGCTAATACCATGACATTTAACGAGAATGGTTTGATTGTTAAGAACAGTGCTGTTTCTGTTACTATTGGGCCAAACGCCGTTATTGATGTTGTCAAAACAACAGGAGCAGGAAATGTAAATGTCTTTAATGTTGACAAAAATGGTAATCTAACAATAACCGGTGGTAAAATTGTTGTTGGCGATGGTAAGATGGGCTATGTTATTGATGGAGCGAATGGCACAATGACTTCTATTGCCAAAGATAGCAATGGAGCACCTCTATTTTCCTTATCTAGAGATGGACATTTAAGTGCATCAGGACTTGCTTTAAGTGGTCAAGAAGTTACTCCTCCATCCACAGACCCAATAACTCCATCGGGAAGCGACGGAATTGTAAACGATGCAGGAACCGGATTTTCTGGGATGGACTTCTTTGCAGCACTAAGAGCCCTTATTGACTTTTTCTGGTTTGGCCCATATGTCGGTATATTAAACCTCGTAGGACGTAGAGACAGCGAAGGATGGAGAAAGATTTGGGGATATTATTCTAAGAGAAGTCTGCAAACTATATTAGATGATTTTGCCGCTGCAAAGTCAACCCTTATTACAGAAAGAAATATCTCAGGAACAATTACTCCTGTAGTCACCCAAATTGTAAATGAAAAAGCGGATAATTTATCTCAAACCTTTATTTCCAGAACAGAGCTGAATGATTATAAAAAATGGAATGATACCAAAGAATACTTGGAAAGCAACTATCAAACTAAAACCAATATGCAAGACTACTATACGTCTCAGCAGATTGATAATTTTGGTTTTGTAAAAAATAGTAGCTTGACGCAAAATTATTACTCAAAATCTGAAATAGATGGCAAATTTGAGACAACAAATACAGATATTTTGACTTGGAAAACAATTACAGTAAATAATGAACAAATTACAGTCCTTACCAAAACCACTACCTAAAACATTTTTATTTGAATAAAAGGAGTATGCAATGGAAAAACAAACGCTAATTTCTCAAGCAGAGCAAATCAAACAAGCCCTAAATGCTATATCTGTTTCTGGGTATGGCAATATCAAAACATTGGCAAACTGTATCGAAGCACTTATGAAACTACAAAAAGATATTGATTCTTACGAAAAAGATATTCAAGAAGCTTTGGCAGAACAAGTAAAGAAAATTATGTCAGAAGCCGAATTGGCTGCCAATGACCAAGGGGTTATTCCCGAAAATATTACAAAACCAAAGCCTAAGCGCATAAAGAAAGAAGGGGATGATAATGAACAGAATTGATACCAAACAATTTAAAGATTATGCTTATCAAATCGATGATATTACATTTTTTCAAGGGGATACAATTACAATCCCATTCCAATTTATTGATTATAATGATGATGTAATTACATTAAAATCGTCCCCTACCTCTAGAACCTATGTTAAATGGTCTCTTTGCCCACTAGGACAATATCAGGCCCCTCTTATCGAGCTAAAGTCCGACACTGTGGGGTCTTCGGCAGGAGATATTGTAATCGACGACGAAACAAACATCGTTTATGTAAATTTGGACGATTCAATAACTCAGAATCTTATCTATGGTAAATACACACAACAGATTGCTTTGTATTATGACTTCCAAGATGGAACTCCTTTAAAGGAATTCCGTAGAGCACAAGGTAATCTGCTTTTTAATTTTAAAATTGATGATATGTAAAATTTAAGGAGGAAAATTATGATTTCTAAAGCATTTGCGCATAAAATTAACGCTGAAATTTTCGGTGGTCAAAATTATGTACCACCCGCCACTTGGTATTTTGGTCTTTCCACACAACCCATTACCGATGGGGCGATTCCCTCTAATGGCGAACCTACTAATCCCGGATATTCTCGCACCCCAATCACTAATAACCAAGTTAGTTTTACAGAACCTACTTCTAGTTCCACTTATCCTCTAAGTTACGTCTCTAACAAGGCGGCTATTACGATGTCTGAGATTACTGGTGGTTCTCAGATTACTGTGCCTTACTTCTTCCTGTCTAGTAGCGAGACCGGTGACACTTGTGAAATTTGGGGTAATTTCGTAAACGCTCGTGTTTTGACTGTTGATTCTCAGCTAATTATTAAGGTTGGTGGAGCTGTTTTCTCACTAGAAAATGCTCAGTGATATGATTAGGGGTGATTAAATGTTGCCTCCTATTAAAATAAAAATTAGCGACCGTGACAAATATATGCATCGCCAATATGAAGACCAAAAAGTAAAAGTAGAACAAAAAAACGGAGCTATTGTAATAAAAGACAAAAAAGATGTTTTAAGAACTGATACAATTCTTGAATATCTTAGCAGCGACTATATTAAACCAATTAAGATTAAGCTATTTGATATTGATATTGTGTACGCTATGTGGATGAAACTTGTCTTAATATTTAATTATGCCAATAATATTAAAGAGAAGTTTACATTAGTCTATCAATACGGAAGACCAGAGCATAGATTAATTACAATTGGAAGAATATATCAAACTTTGGTTAAGAATGAGGCAGAGCCTATCTCTTCTGTTAAATTTATAGACAAAATCGTTCTCGCCCTTGATATATTCAAGGTTGAAGGATTAAAAATTACTATAAGATTTAAGCAAAAAGTTTCTGGGTTACAAGTATATTATGAAACATTTCGCAACAAACTCTTAGTTAAGCATAAAATCGGAATGGCTATTATTGCTTATGCAGAAAATATCATTCCACTAACTCTCAGATTTAAGCAGGAAATAAACCGCCCTATTATGCGATATTATGGCATTCTTGAAGATATTGACTATGCTAGAATAAAAGATATCGCAGATAAAACTATTGGAGAACTTGCAGACAAAACGCTTAACTTTTTAATGACCGGCAGACCAGTACGCTTTTACTTCCGTGCAACCGCAAACACACTTTTAGATGTCTTACAAAGTTTTAAGACTTTGCTTAAAACAAAAGCAGAATCAAGTTCATTCGTAAAATACTATGCACAATCAGCGAGTAAGGTTCTGCAAAAAGCCCAAGTTGATGCGGCAGTGTATACTTATCTAACAATTAAGGATATTGCTGATGATACAATTAGCGACATCTCTGACAAGACAATCGAAGAAATTACAGTCAGATACTCTTAACTCAGATTCTTGTTAAATTCTTTGTATGCATTGCACAAATAATCTAAAATTAAATTAATATTATTTGTGCATATTGTATATTATTTTACTAATAAAACCGTGTTTTTATTCTCCCGGGCATGAGATTGAAACTGCCTTTATTATTTTAAGGAGGACTAATAATGTCAATAGAAACAACTAATTTAGGTCTCGTTCTTTATGACCCCTCTCAGGATAAAGATGAAAAAGTAAGGGACGTAATTAATAATGTCCTAGGATACACAAACTCTAACATGACCAAAATCGATAAAGAAATTGGCGAGGTTAAAGACGGATATCTGCCCCTTGCCGGTGGACAAATGACCGGTAATATTGTACTGATTGATACAGTCCGTTTCGTTGGTGCTCTACAAGGCAATGCGGATACTGCTACAAAAGCATTGCAAGACGGCGACGGAAACGTAATTGTATCAACTTATCCTCAAATTCAAAGCAATGCAGGATATCATAACTCTGTTTATCGTGGCAAAGATATTACTGATAAATTTACAAGTGGCACTTTGTTCGCCAATATTTCTAATGGCACTTTTGAAGACCTGTTTGTTGGTGACTATTTTACCGCGACTTGTAATGGCGTAAGCACCAATTGGCGACTTGCTGGCTTTGACATCTACTATCACTGTGGTGACACTGCATTGACCAGACACCATGCAGTCGTTATCCCTGACCACGCTCTACTTCGTGCAAATATGAATGCAGACCACGTCACGACCGGCGCTTATAAAGGAAGTAGAATGTATGCCGAGACCATCCCTGACCTAGCTACAAAAATTGGCACAATGGTTGGCACTTCACACCTGATTCAATACAGAGACTTGTTGACCAAAGCCACTGCAAGTGTCACTTCTGGTGGTTATGGCGGTTGGACTGGCGCATCAAGCAACTGGGAGTGGACTGATACTACCGTGCGTCTGTGTAATGAGGTTGATGTTTATGGTACTAGAGTTTTAAGCTCTAGTTTCTATGACGTGGGTATGGCTTGCGTACAGCTACCACTCTTTGTGTTAAATCCGGCGCTTCGCGTCGAGGCAAACCGTGATTGGTGGTGGCTCTCAACTGTCAGCATTTCGGACAACTTCTGCGGTGTCGGCAACAATGGTGTTGCCGACGGCGGTTGGGCCTCCGCTGTCTCTGGTGTCCGTCCCCGCTTTCTAATCGGGTAATCTGAAATCTCACCCCTATATGGGGTGGGATTTATTTATTTATTTATTTATTTGAATGAAAGGAATATTATAAAATGTCTGTTATTAAAGAAAAACGTTCTTTATCAGAATTAGAGTTTTATCATAACGCATTAAAACTCGACAAAGAATTGAATCAGTTGTTATTAAAAGATTTTGGTATTAGAGATAAAGTACGAGAATTGAAATATTTCTGTAATATTAAAAAATTAGATTCAGAAGATAAAGAAACGTTTCTTAAAATAGTTGAGAAATATAGAATGGATGAAAATATTGTTGAGTCTTATCCACTATGGCTTATTGATTATTATAGAAAATGTATTCTTGACGATATGCAAAAGCTATTTAAGAACATCACGGAAGCGAATAGTATTTATCCAGTGAACATCTCGGAATGGGAAGATAGACGTAAATATCAGACACAAGCAATAGCAGACGCTCAAAATTTGTTACTTACAATGAATCGAATTATTTATAATCTTCCAGTAAATACAAACAAAATGATGCGATTTGTAGATATGATAACGTTAGAAATAAAGCTTCTTCGCGGATGGAGAAAGTCAGGAAATAAATTATTGAAGAAATTAAAAGGTGTAGAGAGCACGTCCCCAGACACCATTGACATTGCTTCAATAAAACAGTAAACTTATATTAATTAGGGTGATTTCTGTAAAGTCAGCAATTCGGACAACTTCTGCAATGTCAACAACAATGGTAATGCCAACAACAATTGGGCCTCCAATGTCAATGGTGTCCGTCCCCGATTTCATGTTATCTTACTAAGTGTAGGCTAATGCCGATAAGACAAATATGAAAGGAGAAATCATCCTTCCTATTTAATCTACGGATTATGGGTAAATAGACGGCCTGATGCGGTTTGATACGTCAAGTACCGCTATAAACTGGCCTTTATTTTTTTTTTTTGAAAGAAGGTATTAATAATTATAGAAAATAATAATGAAGATTTTGATGTAGTATACGATGCTAATTCGCTAATAGAAGCATTTTTCAAATCTGCAAAGGGTAGTGCATGGAAACAATCTGTTCAAAGATATGAAATGAATTTATTAGAGGAAACAAGAAAGTTACAAATTGCGTTAGAAAATGGTTCTTACAGGCAAAAGCCATTTAATGAATTTGAGCTGAACGAGAGAGGTAAAACAAGGGATATAAAAGCTTTTGATATATCTGACCGAGTTGTTCAAAGAAGTTTTTGCGATAATATACTTACGCCGCAATTAGTAAATTATTACATCTATGATAATGGAGCAAGCATAAAGGGAAAAGGAGAATCATTTACAAGAAGAAGATTAGTCGCTCATTTATGCAAATTCTATAGAAAGAATAAATCTAATGACGGCTACGTTCTCAAAATTGATTTTTCAAAATTCTTTGATAATATCGACCATAAAAAATTGTTCAATGTCGTATTGCCAAAGTTAAAAGATGACCGCTCCAAAGCATTGTTTGTCTATATGATTAATATGTTCAGAATAGATGTATCGTATTTAACAGATGAAGAATATGAGCATTTTAGAGATAAACCATTCAACTCACTTGAATATCCACCCGTACCAAACGAACAGCTCACAGGAAAGAGATTCGCAGACATTAGTGTTGGCATTGGAGGTCAACCATCTCAACACGCTGGGCTTATTTATCCAAGTCCAATTGACAATTATTGTAAGTGTGTAAAAGGATTAAAATATTATGGTAGGTACATGGATGATATTTATATTATTCATGAGAGCAAAGAGTATCTTAACGAACTCTTAAAAGAACTAATGGATATGGCAAAAGAAATTGGTGTATTTCTTAATCCGAAGAAAACACAGATTATAAAATTGTCAAAAGGATTTATCTTTATGAATGTAAGATATGTCCTAACCGATACTGGGAGAATACTGAAAATTCCAGCCAAAAAGAATTTTGTTCGTATGAGAAGAAAGTTAAAGAAATTAGCTCAAAAAGTAAAATCTGGCGAAATACAATACGAAAGTGTAAAAAATATGTATAAAGGATGGAGAGGAACCATGAAAAAATATGATTGTTATAATAGACTTAAAAACATGGACTCTCTATTTAGTAGTTTATTTATTAACGAAATGGAGTTGAAGAAATGAAATACGCAGTTATTACAATTGACGCATCAACTAAACGAATCATTAAGTCCGAACTTTATAAAGAAGCTAAGATAGGGGAAATCGAAGTAGACTCTCTTCCTTCTGGTAATATTACTGATTATCTTTATAATAATGGTGAATATGTGTATTCTCCTGAATCCCCAGAAAACCCAACTGAAATCGAACAGCTAAAAGAGCAGAGAATCTCCGAAAGCAAAACAAAACTAAAAGATTATCTTGCATCTCATCCGTTGCAATGGGTCGATGGAGAATACTACTCTGTCACAGAAGAAAAACAGTCTCTACTAACCAGCAACTTAGCCGCTTATCAAATTTCCGTCTCTATGGGTTCTCCTATTGATTTAACTTGGAACACTACTGGTGATAGATGCAAGAGCTGGACTTTTGAGAACCTTGCCGCTCTGTCTTTAGCTATTGTCAAATACGTCAAGCCATTTGTCTCTAAGCAACAAGATTTAGAAATTCAGGTTAACGAATGTACCACAAAGAAGGAAATCGAAGAGATTGAAATTAAGTACGAATAAAGGTTGATTATATGAAAAACTTTCTTAAAGAATTTTTTAAGATTGCAATTTTATTCCTTATTGGCGGGGTCACCTATTGCTGTATAGAAATCTTATGGCGTGGCTACACTCATTGGACTATGGGTGTTTTAGGCGGTTTCTGCTTCGTTATAATTGGTGGATTGAATAATTATATACCTTGGACTATGAAGCTATGGAAACAGGCTTTAATTGGCTCTTTAGTGGTTACGAGTTGCGAATTTGTATTTGGTATAATCCTAAATTTATTCCTTGGATTACATATTTGGAATTATTCTAATATACCATTCAATCTTCTTGGACAAATTTGTTTGCCATTCACCATCGCATGGTTCTTCTTGTCATTTGTCTGTATTTTTATTGATGATTGGCTGAGACATATTCTATTCAAAGAAGAAAAGCCAAAATATTATTTTTGAAATGAGGTGATTCCAACGAAGAATATTATTGACATTTCTTATGCACAGGGCAAAATTACTGATGCACAATGGAAATATTTTAAAGAAAATTTAACAGGAATAATTATCCGTATTGGGTATCGTGGCTATTCTAATGGTGTTTTGAGATTTGACAAGTATGTTGATTATAACATCTTTAAGTGCCAGCAATATGGTATTCCATACGGCCTATATTTCTTTTCCCAAGCTATCAATAAGCAAGAAGGAATAGAAGAAGCCAATGCTATGATTCATACAGAATACTTCAAAGACGCTACACTTGGTATCTGGTTTGATTCCGAATTTAGTAATGAAAAACACAATGGAAGAGCGGATGCAATTTCTGTTAAATCAAGAACAGAAGCGGCTAAGGGCTTCTGTGATACTATCATTGCAACCGGTAAACAAGCTGGCGTGTATGCATCATCTAGTTGGTTTAAGACTAATTTAGACATGAGTCAATTACCTTATCCTATATGGGTTGCACACTATAGTAGCGATTATTCTTATAAAAAGAACGTTGTACTATGGCAGTATACCAGCGATAATGATATGAAGGTTCCCGGCTTTGATAGGCTGGATTGTAATAAGGTTATTGACGAATCCTTTTTTGGTGGAGAACCTAATATCAAAACTAAGAAAGACTATATCAAGCAAATTCAATCCGCACTTTGTGTAACCACAGATGGTATTGCTGGCCCAAAAACAATCGCAGCAACTATTACAGTGAGCAAGACCAAAAATAATAAACACGCAGTTGTAAAACCACTACAAGAATACTTAAACTATCTTGGATATAATTGTGGCAATGCAGATGGTATTGCTGGTGCTAAATTTGATAACGCTGTAAAGCAATTTCAAAAAGACAATGGTTGTGTGGTCGATGGTGAACTAACAGCGCAAAAAACAACTTGGAAAAAACTTTTAACAGTCTAATCTATATATTAAGAGGGGACATATCGAAATGATATGTCCCCTCTTTTTGCGTTTTTAATTTTTTAAGTGCAAGGATACCAATAGCCATTTAGTTCAAGAGTGGGGATTCCATAATCCTTCGCGGCTTGATGTTCGATACGACAGCCACGAGCGTTTTCCCAACCATCCATAAATACAGCCAAGTCTGCCTTTGCTAGAACCTCAAGAGAGCGACCTAGATATACAAGAGACGGAATATCTTCTGTAAAATGGAAAATGGTATCAAGAATATTGATATCTTCACCGAGATATTTCTTTAAATCCTTAACAAACTCGTCTCGCTCCCACTGGATTTCTTCTGTCTTCCTACCATTCATCGGCTGACTGATAAATACATTCATCTTAGACATTTACTTCTTCTCCTTGTTCTTAGATGTGATGTTAATTAGCTCAAGAGCACCATTATAAATGGTCATAGCGTCATCAATCCAGTCATTTAGATAAAAACCAGAAATTACAAAGCGAGAACTACCCCTACCGTCGTTAGAAAGAGCATCGGCTTCTCTCTTTAGTGAGTTTAGAATTAGAATTAGTTGCTCAAGATTAGATAGGTCTAGCTGAGTGAGATAAAACACCTGACTTAGAATGGTTAGTACGCCTGTAGTTTTTAGTCTAGCATCTTTAATATCTTTGTCGAACATAATCTCGACCTCCTTTTAAATTATTATATCATATTTTGGTTTATTCGTCAATATATTGACGAGACATATATTCATAATGTCCCCAATGTTCAGCCCAATAATCGTCTCCGATTGCCTTATAATATTTTTTCATATATTCGTATTTACAAAGTTCTTCAATCTTATTTTCTTCCTTGTACTTTCCTTCCCAATACATGGAAGATAGTGCCAGCATTTCCCAAAGTTCTTGTTCTGTGGCGTTTTTCAGGTTGTCATTCCATTCAAACCCATATCCAATTCCAGAAATAGTGTATCCATATTTGCCAAATAAACTTGGAAATGTATTATCTGCGCCAAGCCAAGGAACGCATTTCTTCTTAAATACCTCTAAAAGGTCAAAGTTTTTAATATTAAATTCAAGATTATATGAAACATCCGCATCTACGCTGCATCCGTAACTCTCAAGCGTACCGTTTTTATCCTCATCTCCTTTCATAATATCATTGTAATCCTTTTCTGTCAGAATCCCATCATGATATAGTTTTTCGACTTTCTTTTTGCGCATAATTAACTCCTTTATTTATTACTGCTACCGAGAGCACCGGCACCACGTTCTGAATCAATCTTCTGTAGTTCTTCTACGCTGATTTCAGAAACATTCACAACAGGAACATATTCAACGGCAAACTGAGCGATAGCCTTTGAGGCAGGGACATAAATAAATGTGTTATTATCAATGATTTCATTGGTGTGGTTTGACAAATAAATCTTCTTGTCATTCCCATTATAAATAGAAACAAACCATTGTCCACGATAACCAGAATCAATCTGACCGGCCATAACAATCATATTAGTTTTTGTATTGGAACCACGTTCACGAATAGCGATACGATACTTCTTGTCAAAAGCACTATATAGACCAGTAGGAACCAGTCTATTAGTATGAGGGGGGATTACAAAATCATCCGTGATATGAGCGTAAATATCGTAGCATCCATCTTCGTCACGCTTAGTAGGGAATTTAACAGAATCATCTTCACGAGCAAATTTAATATTGTCTACAGACTCAATATTACTACGACTCGACTTATTTTGGTTTTTTAGAAAATTATAAACCATTTCTTTATCCATTATAAAACTCCTTCTTAAATTGATTATATTTAGCTTGCTTATTTGTTTCAATAAAGTCAAGCAAGTCATCAATCTCTTTATTTACAAATTCAATCTTCTCTTCCTTTGACATTTCTTTAAAAGATTTTAGCTTTGTCTCTGCAATATTATGGCAAGTTAATTCTGCCCCTTCAATCGCTTCTGCCATTGGTGCCATATAGGTATCATATACTTGTCTGTTAAATTCTACAAGCTTTTTATTGGCTGTCTCAGCGGTTACAGCTTCGCAATTATAAATAGCAGAAATTGAATCTTTTACACAAGACTTCTGTAATTCGTCTATTTCTTGACTTTGTTGTTTCTCATATTGATTCTTATAATCTTTCATGACGACACTAATATAGCGACTATTGCCACCATTTAACGTGTAATTATAATACATTTCGTAAACAAAATTATAATTGCTCCAATTGTCTGATAAAATAGCCTTGTGATACTCTTCGCTGATATTTTCTTTTACTCTATACAAAAATTCTTCGTTATTAACTCTATTTTTGTGAAACGGGTTCTGACCTTTTGATTTATTCTTTGGACTATAACTCATAATCAAATCTATGAAAACAAAGCTTTATTTACTTTCAGTGTCCCAAAATTCTTTCAATGTACTTTCGATAGCTTGTTTATAGCCACGCCAATACATCAAACTTTCTGTAGAAAAACTATGATTTCGTATCATATTGTTCGCAAAAGCAAGTTTCTCTAAAAAATATTCTTTCAGTCCCATATTTATCATGCTCCATTTTTATTTTATGCGTACCATATCTTTGTACTGACTACGAGCTTTCATCTCTTTGTTAAACTCGTCAATCATTTCCTGCGGGATATTATACATTATTCTTCTCCTTTGTAATATAAATTGGGTCACCTCTTCCACCAGTTGGTCTAACCGGCTCTGGCTCTGGAATATAAGAAAATTTATACTTCTCAGGGTGTTTATTGTAATCTTCAACAATCCACTGAATAGTATATTCTAGCATTTGCTTCTCTTGCTCTTTTGTTAAGCCCTGAATAGACCTATACTCTTTTTGCTCCATTAGTATTATACCTCTTAATCCTATCTTCTGTCAAGTGGGAAATTTGCCACAAATCGGAATCTTCTTCCATTATAGACTTTTCAAACACACCTTCGCTTTCAATTCCACAAATGCCATCGCCTCTGCTTCCTAAATCATTTAGCATTTTGACAAAAGCTGTCTGCATAGAAAGCTTGCACATTACTTCAACAAAATCATCTCTGTCTGCAACCTCTTCACAATACTTTTCAAATTCTTCTGCGGAAGCATGAAGCAACATACGGCGCATTTTTATCCAAAAATTTTTCTGTTCTGGCTCACAGGTTCTTATGATATTTATAACGGCATCTGTCATCAAAAGCTTTAACTCCAAATCTATCATGTTAAATCCTCAATATCTAAACCAATTTCCTTGGCTATCCAACATAATTTTCTCGCCGCAAAATTTGCAACGAGAGCAAGCAGAGCATCCGTTAAATGTCTTTTCTTCAATAGGCTTATGCCAACCAAGAATATTATGGTAAAACCATGTCATTACTTTATACGGATGAGCTAGCCACATAGCGCCAGATAACCAAAGGAAAAACAGAACGATAATGAATATTTCAAAAAATAACATATTATTCCCTCTCAATGAAAGAAAACATTTATTCGTTAAATACCAAATTTCTATCTACTGGACTATTGATAGAGCAAATCTCCTTCTTACATTCAGGACAAACCGCATGATGCAAAGGATAGTGACTGATTTGCTTTGTCTCGTCATTTAGTAGTGAATCATTATCTGCCCAAAATTCGCAACCGCAATCACAGACAAATTTAATAGCAATCTTTCTCGATTCGACACTATGTTTTATGATTTTAATCAAAGCAAGCACCTCAAACCACTTATATATTTTTCTTTCAACCTATCAGTCAATGTATCTTTTAGAATTAAATGGTCTTTAATGTCAGCTAATTTAACAAACCATGCAATCTGTCCATAACGTGTTCTAGCACTATCATGAATCTTCCGACAATAATCCTCATACTTCATACCTTTGTTTGTAAGAATCCTTAGAGCTTTGTAAGCATCTTCATAATCAGGATATAGTTCATACGGCTCATAATCTGTGTCTTCAATCAAATCGTGCATCATCGCAACAGCCCAGCACTCATTTCTAATATCGACAGGGATTGCATCATTATCAGACGTATAATCCGCTACACGTTTTGCATGGTCAAAAGTTTCTTTATCATAATATTGTCTAGCCGCATGAACCGCAATTTTGATAAGTTTATATTCTGGTGTATCTAAAACAGACCGATATTCTTGCATTTAATCACCTTCTTTATAGTGGCTAAAAATTCATTTTTATTCACCGGCTTTGAAATTATAAATAGGTCTAATATGATTCACGATTTCGACAGTCGGAGAAATTGCGTCAATGATTTCTTGCGCCGGTTTATACGCCATTGGGCATTCATCCAGCGTATCTTCGCTTACAGAAGTAGAATAAATTCCATCCATCTGCTTCTTGAAGTCGTCTACGCTAAACGCCTTCTTAGCCGCCATCCGGCTATACATTCTACCAGCTCCATGAGGTGCAGAACAATTCCAGTCGAGATTACCCTTGCCAATACAAATTAGGCTTCCATCTTTCATATTAAGAGGAATAATCAACTTTTCACCCTTCTTAGCAGAAACAGAACCCTTTCTAATAATATTGTCAGACATATCAATGTAATTATGAACCGTCTGGAAGAAATGAATTTCTGGAATCTTCTCTTGTAAACCAACACCATTAAGAATTTCATTCATGACATGAAGTCTATTCATGGTTGCAAAGTTTTGACAGATTTTCATATCGTGCAGATATGCTTCGCGGTTTTCGCCTTCAAGATAGCAAAGTTCGTTGGGAATATCTGGAAACTTAAAATTTAACTCAGAAAGTTTTTGGGAGATTTCCTTTTCTCGCCCCTCGGCCTTTAACTGCTTAATAAGAGCATCAACGGCTTCCTTCTTCTTGTTATTGCCTTTTAGATTTGATATTGCGATATTCTGATAGTATTCTGCTACCTGTTTACCAAGATTACGACTACCGGTATGGATTACCAAATATTCGTTATCCTCTTCGTTCTTGTCTAGTTCGATAAAGTGATTTCCACCACCAAGAGTACCAAGACTACGAACAATCCGGTCGATATTATGCAAAGAGTCTTTACAGGTTAAATCGTCCAAAAAATTTTCTTCGAGAGTTGGTTCTTCGTGAACAGCCGTTCCAGCAGGAACACGCTCATGGATTACCTCGTCCAACTTCTTAGGGTCAATATGATTCTTGCCAAGCTCTGCAACCAACATTCCACAACCGATATCTACGCCAACAATGGAAGGAATAACCTTATTTCCTAGGTCAGCAGTAAAACCAATAACGCAACCAGTACCAGCATGGACATCTGGCATAATACGAATTTTACACCCATCCACAAAACTTTGATTGCACAGAGTTAAAATCTGTTCAGATGCAGCATTCTCAATATTATCGGTAAACACTTTTGCAGTAGCGTATTTACCTTCAATTAGCTTCATAGCCTACCTCACTCAATATAATCATCGTAAATCGTAATTGTTTTCTGTTTGCAATCATCCGACTCGCTGATAATCAGCCTTTTACCAATAGACTCTTTCAGCTTTATAAGCTCTTCCAGAGAGTCAATATGAATCACGCCCCAATATAGAACCCAATGCCAACCCTCTTTAGATGCCTGTTTAAAATTGAACTCTTTAAGAACGGGGTATACTTCTTCGAGTGGTTTGAGAGGATAACCGACAGATTTAATCTTAAAAATCATAAATATCACCAATTTCTTCACGAACAAAAGCCCCGGCAAATTTCTTCAAATTATCGAGAGTAGAGTCGTTCCAAATCGTATAGTCATAATCATAGTTTAGAACATTCATATCACTTTCATTGGTAATCTTCGATTCTGCTTCTGGATTACGAATCAGTACGGTCTTTGCGTTAAACTCTTTCTTGTACTTATCAATTTCTTCTGGTTCACGAACATCAATAAACACAAGAGTATATTCGTAATCGTCAATATAATTTGGCGTACCATATTCTTCTGACTCTGTCCAAAAACGAACCTGTTCTACTGTATTCTTAAAAGGGATATCATCGTATGCAGTAAGAAGATGCTTTAGACCACTAAGAAGATTGCGACCCTTCTCATCTTTTTTACCGTCCCAACCAAAGTCTTCTGCAACCTCCTTAATCCAGCCTACGCTAGAAAACTGAACTGCATAAATGCGGTGGTCGTCATAACCCTTACACATATTTACAAAAGTGTCTTTGCCAGCAGTTGATACGCCATTTAGAATGTAATACTTTATCTGCATTTCAATCCGTCCTTTCTGTAAAATATTATACCAAAAAGAGCAGGGTTTGTCAAGACCCTGCTCTGAAATAATTTTAGATATTTACTAGAACATCATAATTGGTAATGTGCCAGTAATCCTTTTGTTTTTCAAGATGCTTACAAAGAATTACATCACCAACTTGAAATTCTTCATGATAGTTTTTAGAAGTGATTGTGTAGTTAGACTGCTTACCACTACCAATGCTTTGCGCTGTAATTTGTCTAGCCCATACTCTACCACTAGCTTTAGACTTCAATGTTTTAACATCAAGGATATACAGCTTTGGTCTATCTTCTTGTTTACCAGTTGCGATATCGACATAGCCAATATATTCTTTCTGAATTTCTGCTTTCTCTTTGATTGTGTAAGGCTTGATACCTAGTGACATAATAAGAGTTTCGCATTCATTCAAGATAGCCATATTGTCTAGCTGAGAATAAGACTTAGACTCTTTGCCAGCCTTAGTAACACCGATAGAATGTCTTTCCACAATCGCCCTTACAACATCGCTATTGGCTAGTTTTTCTTTCTTCAAAGTTTTTGCTGTGCCAAACATATCATACATCTTAACAAGACGTAGAAGCTCTTTAGCATTACCAAATTCTTCAAAGAAATCTAGCTTAATAAGGATGTCGAGCTGACGAGAGTTTACAGAAGTCTTTTCGTAGATGTCTCGTAATAGGTCTACAAAAGAATCATAATGATTGTCTCGCAGATTGTATAGGTCATCAGCACAAGACTGGTTCATGAATTTAACAGAGCCGATACCTTTATAAATTGAGTTAGATTCTTTATCCACGAAATATTCTGCTTTTGAATACCTAAACTTTGGTTTTCTAATATTTACCTTAATTGATTTAGCATATTCAGATGCTTCGTTTGTTTTTGCTTCATCGTCAACAAAGATATTCAAACAGCAACAAATATATTCGAGAGGATAATAATATCTTAGCCAAGCACACTCGTAAGAAATAGATGTGTAACTAACTGCGTGAACTAGAGAAAAACTATAACGAGTAGCATTTAGAACACACCCAAGAAAAATATCCATAATTTCATCAGATTTTTCTTGAGAAAGTCCTAATCTAACTTTACCATTCTCTTCAAATCTCTGTTTAATAATTGGCAATTGCTCTTTTGTGCCAAGCTTTTTACCAATAATTTTTCTCAATTTGTCCGCTTCTAGGAACGTATATCCACAGAATTTCATTACAAATTCCATGATAGGTTCCTGTAGAATAGGATATCCCATTGTGGAAGCAAGCAAATCGTCAATCTCTTTAACACCGCTATGATAACCAATACCATTCACAGCATTATCATAAACATCCTTGCCGCAGGGGCGAATCAAACCTGACACAAAAGTAACAATATCAAATTTTGTGATAGATGGATAATCGTGATGAATCCTATTCCAAGATGTAGGGCTAAGAATTTTCTTGATAGTTTGCTGTCCATAATTACTGTTTAGCTGGAAAATCAGAGATGTATCATTCTTGATTGATTCAAAAACTTTATCATCATCAAAAGTAAGATTCTTTGGAGAAATACGATTGATACCAGCGACTTCACAGCACTTATTGATAACGCCCACATTATCAAGAGCAAGTTCATCCATCTTAACCCAGTTCAAGGAGTCAAGCTCTTTCATATTTAGAACACAAACAGGATATTCGTCACCAGCAAGAGTACAAATACCAAGCTCTGATTCAATATCTCTATCTGCAACAAGAACGCCAGAAGGATGGCTACCGAGAGATGTAACAGTACCTTGTACCAAATCAACAATCTCGAATAGCTTTGGATATTTCTTACGCCAAGAATCATCAATCGTCGTTACTTTGTTTTCACCCTCTGTTGCTTCATAAACTGCTTTTGCGATTTCGTCAACGGTTTCAAGCGGCATATCAAGGCCACGTCCAATATCACGAATAGCACCACGCAGAGCGATTGTATTAAACGTGATAATTTCAGAAGTCTTAATATTGGGTAAGTCCAAATGGTCTTTTAGCATCCAACGCTTTGTTGCGTCACGGTCTTTTGAATACTGGTCAGTGTCAATATCAGGAAGACTATACTTGGATTCATCCATAAAGCGCCAGAAATGAAATCCGTATTTGAGAGGGTTTACTTCTGTTACGCCAAGAGAATAAAGAGCGAGACTAGAAGCCGCAGAACCACGAGCGGGGCCAGTATAAAATCCGTGGTCTTTTTCCCATCTGGAAATATAATCTGCAAGAATGATATAGTCTACAGAATCAATAGCTTTGAATGTCTTAAATTCATGATTAAGACGGCTTCTTACTTCGTCCTCTGAGAAACCTTCGTTCACAATAGAACCAACAGCTTGCGTACTAAATAGCTTATCTCGCAGAATTTTTTCAGAATCATCATAAATTTTTGGAAATTTAAATGACGTATCAAGGGTAAACGGCTGTACCATATCAGCCATAGCATTTGTATTCTGAATTGCTTCGAGATAGACAGATTCAGGAAGTGCATCTTGAATACGATATGCTTCTACCAGTTCGTCATAGTTCTTCCATGTTAAATCCCATTGCGCTTCGTCATCGTTAAATACAACTCTCTTGCCAGCTTGAAGAACTTTTCTCGCCTTTTCTTGTAGCTTATTTGCACAATGGAAATCTGTGCCTGTAATTAGCGGGACATCAATCTTCCTACTTAGCTCATAAAGATATTGGTTATAAATCTTTTGTTTCTCTACGTTATGATGCTGAATCTCTAAAAAACAGCGGTCTTTATTTCTGGCAAGGAATTTGATAAACTGTTCTTTTAGTTCTTCGTTGCCTTTACACAGGATGCCACCAACACAATTGTGTACAACGACATCATTGCATACAAAAGAATGAGATGGTGTATTCATGCAATAGACAGTATCATTAATACTAAATGTGGAGATGTTTTTAATTTGAACTCTATAATAGGCAGTTCCATCAAGTTCAATAAGATGCTTATTGTTGAATTTTACTCTGTCAAATAGAGACAATACATCTGTATGAGAGTATTCGCTACGCTTAACATCCAAGCTAAACTCGGAACTATTGCATTCCAAATAAAAACTTTTTTTGTGATTTGTTCCATCTTTCCCGACCCACTGATTAACCTGTCTAATAGTTGCCGGGATTCCATTCTCCCTAAATAGATTAAATGCCTGTCTAATAAGTATTTCAGAAACAGAACTAATGGTGAGTCTATTACTTTTTACATCTTCGTCTGGATTCCGATTTAGCATTTTGCTATGTGTTTGACGAACACAGCCATCGGAGAGAATATATCCAAACAGCAACTCTTCATCAAGTTCTTTTCTGATGTTAAGAATACGCTCTGGAATATATTTGTTGTCTGCTTTTGCATTATTAAACAAGTAGCAAAACAAATTTACCAAGTCTATACTACCAGATGAAATATCTACTCTATGAAGCTCTGGACGTTTTTCGACACTAAATTTAATTCCAAGTTGCTTTTCCACAGGAGAGATAACCGTTTTATAATAAAGTTCAAATTCCGTATCTCGAATACATACACCAATACGTTTACGTTTACCAAGCGATGTATGTCCATCCCCTAAATACATACCGAAAAATCTCATAAGTTCTGGCGTTACAATAATTTCATCTGGCAACTTTGTTTTGAGATTTCTCTTTGGAATTAGTGCATACCCTTCCCACTCGTGTCTCTTAATCACGTCATCATTGCTATAAGACACATTCATTGGGAATAATAGGATATTCCTAGAATTGGTTCTCTTTGTACAAAGGTCTTTTGCTTTAATCCATTTTTTATTGTGGTCGTTATAAGAAATGGATAGGAATTTGTGGTCTTCCGTGCAATGAATAGAAGAGTAATCTCCAACCAGCTCAATCTGATAACCAATTCCAGAGTAGCCAATCCGAGTTGGATAATTAACAGCCTCCCATTCTCCGTTCAGGTTTTTGATTAAATCTCCTGATTTGATATGCTCAATGTTTTTCTCTCCACGAGAAGTTAATACTTTCGTACCTTTCACGAAACAGGCGCTTGTAATAATAATATTGTTACTTGTGCCAAGTAATTCTGCAAAAGTAATACGAGGAACGTAATAAAAATGTCCATCTTCACGATTATACGCACGACTCGACATTTTATTTAGTTCAAAAAAGCCATCTTTATTCTTTGCAATCAAAACACAGTGATAATTGTCACGGATTTTTTCGTTAAGACTTTCTGTAACATAGAACTCAGACGCATGGATATATTTTAGCCCAGCAGCTTCAATAGCATCCTTCTTATGTTTCCATTCATAGAAACATCCATGTTCACTAATAGCAAGTGCAGTCATGCCACACTCTTTTGCTAAATTCGCATATTGCTTAAATGTAGCAACGCTATCAATACCGGCATTAGGATTTGACAACATGGTATGGCAATGGTAAACAGTATAATTTGGCATTTGAACACTCCTTTCTAATTATTATTATAGCACAAAAGAGGTACATCTGTCAAGATGTACCTCTGATTTATTTATTATATTTTAGAACGGAAGATTTGGTTCTTGTTCTGATTCAGTTGGGATATCTGGTTCAGGAGCAAAGGTAGGAGCAGGATTGAATTTAAGCTCAGGAATATTGGCAACAATTCTCTTACTTAAATTATCATCATAATGAATCTTGTTACCAAGCTCACGCTCCCAACGATAGCGCATATTAAGTTCTTGCTCATCAGTAAAGATACGCATAGAACAATTGTCATAATACAGCTTAACCTTACTACCCGCTTTACCAGATTGACGGTCTTTTACAACTGAAAGCTGGAAATTATAACCGTCAGAATCTTCATGCAGAATCTTACAAGCAATACATCTATCAGCAAGGTTTGAGATTTCACTCGCACCCGCCACGCTCTGTAATCCAACCTCAGTTTCACCTTGGGCAAGCTTGCGACTGTGGGCAACTAAAAATACTTCTACCGGATATTTTCTAGTAAACATTTTTAGTTGCTTAATAAAATCAATCTGCTTTTCAAACTTTGTTTCGCCAGAACAACCAGCCAGATTTATAGTCATTAAATTATCTACGATATATACCCCCGTACCGTATCTACGGTAAGCATAATCCATTTGTTTTAGAAGTCCAGTTCCTTCTGTACTTAATGAACTATCACCTTCAAAACAATCATCATATACATAAAGATTTTCATGATAACATTGACGAATTAAATCCGTAGCTTGTTTAGACACTGCATACCCCTTTGGGCGGTCTGGCCCGTTGTCAAATTCTACAATATGACGGTTAGAAGCCATTGGTCTAAAGATATTACCAAGTAAAAACTGAGCAGGGATTTCGCCGGAATAGATAAAAACATTCTGGTTTTGTTCCAATGGGGCGGCAACACCAATTTGGTTTAGCACGCTACTCTTGCCGCAGTTACCGGATACTACGACTTTTTTATTTCTTCTCATAATCCACATATGGCTCGGTACTGTAAAGCAATATTTAAATCCGTCTTTAGTTTTATATTCCGTAATTTTTGCTTTTTTACCATTAATAGAATGCGAAGCCCCGCTAATTCCTACGGCTGTCTGGTCTGAAATTTGTACGACATACTCTAAAGATTTTGTCACATATATTTTACCATTCGTTTCCTTTTCTCTGCCGCGTCTATCATAAACGTTTACAGAAGCATAATGTCCAGTAGAAATAAAAGCGAACTGGATAAAATTTGCTGTAGCCTCGACCGATGTAGCAAAAACTCGTGCCCCGTTGTTATAAATGTGTCCATCCCAAAATAGAATATTGTCACAAATCACTTGAAGCTGGTGTTGTGTACAATTATACCAATACTGCGTAAACTCTTTTTCGTGTCTAGGGGCATGAAAACGGAAATTTGTGTAACCGTCACGCTTAACATTAGCTTCGTAATATTCAATATTACACTCTTTTAAGATTTCTCTAATCTTTTCCTTTTTGCGGTCTTTTTTAACCGAAATTACAACGGAATTATTGTCTGTTTTCCTTTCTTGGAAGCAACCATCACAGATAACAGCACACATTAACTTAATTTCTGCGTCTGTTAAATCAATACCACCACCACTGTATTTAAAAGAGCGAATGAATTTTCCTCTAAATCCATATTCATTTTTGTTATGAATTTCTCGAATTTCTGCGAAGCTCTTTGTTTTAATGTTTCTACCCTTATCATAATACACAACAGTATGTTCATCGGAAAGGCATTGGTCTAGTTTCGTTGTCTCAAAGTGCCACATTTTATCACAAGGATACTTATGATAAATGGATGGATAAACTAAAGAAGTTGTTCCATCTTCATTATACTGTAGAACTTTATCACCGTCCTGAAAATCTGCAATACGCTTCCACCCGGAACCCGTAAAAAACTCAGTATCACAATCCACACAACCAGCAGTACCAGTAATCAAAGTAAGCGTATTCTGAAAATTACCATACAATACCTTATTTAGACTTTTGATACCAAAAGAAATATTTGGCACATTTTGTAACTGCATTTCCTCATAATCAAACAAATGCTTAATACGAGGATTATCTACTGCTTTAGCATCTGCAATCATTTTCAGAACTGCGCTACCATCAATAGCAATCATCACATTATTAGCATCTGTTTTACGAATAGGTTTCTCTTGGTTAAATTGCTTATAATATTCTTCAACAGCTTCCTGTGCATAATCAGGAGATTCTACGATATAGCAACGATATTCGCCTAGCTTCTGAACAATCTTTTTTGTGCCTTCTTCGCCAGCCTTATCATTATCAAGCCACAGAATAATCTTCTTAAATTTCTCAAGGAAATCGAAGTTGTACTTAATCCAGTTAAGGTCTGTTGCACCACCCGGAATAGATACTACATTGTGTTCGCCAGACTGCCAAACAGCCATTGCGTCAAGATTCCCCTCACAAATCGTGAGCGGCTGAGTAATGTCAATATGGTTAATATTGAACAGAGAGTAACAAGGGGAACAATCGCCCTGCCACCAATACTTAGACTCTCCATGCTTTACAGCGTGAGCATGACGATACTTAACACCAACAAGTCTGCCATTGATGTCCTTAAATTTGAACTGAACATCACCCTTCTGAGTCTGTCCAATATCAAAAAACTTAATGGTCTCTTCTGTGAATCCACGCTTCTTTAGATAAGCAACAGCGTTGGAATTATCTTCTACGGAATCATCAACAGGAAACTTATAATTTTCTAAGCTCTCACGCTCATCATAACCAAAACCACGCTTGAAATCAAACTCAATATGGCAACGGTCAAACAGACGCTTTAGAGCCTGTGCATAAGTCTCATCGTAAGCATACATATATGCGTTGATGATACTATAATTGCCGCCATTGCTAAAGTCATGATAACAAAGGTCTTTCTTGTTCCAAATAAAACTAGGATTAGAATCGCTTGAGAACGGAGAAGAACCAGTCAGCTTTTCTTCATCAAAATTACGAAGATTCATTAGCTTCGCAATCTCAATAGCCTGTTCCTCATTCCCAAGCATTTGCTCCGCTTCTTTGATTTTGTCTAGTAAATCTGCCATGTTAAACCCTTTCTTTATTGATGACTAACACAGAGTCCACAAGCATCTTTATAACCACAAAGATTTCTTCCATAGAAGTCATTCTTGTAATCACAAAGCTCTGAGTATTTCCTATGTCCATCACCAAAGCGTAATTTCTTTGTATCTGTATTATAGCACGGATTTTCGAATTTTACAATAGGGTCTTCTACCGTTATGTTTGTTAAAAACAAACTTATTGCTTCATAATGCTACTGTTCATATTGTATAACAAGTATACAAAACTACTTAGCAGACACTCCACAACATTAAAGGTATAACGATACCTCAAATTTGTACTCCGCTATTCACTGGGGTACATAATTCATAAGATTTATAGCAGCATTTAAGTCTCTATCAATAGTAAGTCCACATTTATCACAAATATAAGTTCTATCACTAAGCCGTAAAGTTTTCTTGATATTTCCACAACAAGAACAGGTTTTAGAACTAGGATAATATCTATCGGCTAAAACTAATTCTATGCCTTTGTCCTCACATTTGTAAGTTAAATATTCTCTAAATTTATAAAAGCACTGTTCATGAATTTCTTCTGAAAGTCTTTTATCTTTTAACATATCAGAAACTTTTAAATCTTCGATAACAATTCTCTTGGGAAGCATATTTATAATTTCTGCTACCGTTTGATGAATATAGTTATCTCGAATATTTGTTAGTTTACGATAAAGGTATTGGAGCTTTCTAAGTTCTCTAATTTCATTCTTTGACATTTCTTTGTTATAGAAATTCTCAGTTTTCCTCTTTTCGTATTTTCTAGCTAAATTTCTCTGAATATGCGCTAATTTAGACTTGTAATATTTAATTTTCTTAGACTTATTTATATTGTGATAAACTCTGGATTTATCTCTATTATAAGAGACAACCGCTAAATCTTTAATTCCAAGGTCAATTCCTACTGAAAAATCATTTAGATTATAGTCTTGTTTTTCGACCTCTAATCCAAATGCAAGAATCCATTTATTTTCAATATTAGATACTCTAGGATTTTTAATTTTTAGTGCGTCCCTTCCATATTGAAAATCAAAATCGGTTTTATATTTAATTTTCCCAATTACAGGAATCACAACATACTTATCGTTCTTAAAATATGTCCTATCGCATCTAATCGGAAAAACTCTTTTCGTTTTTGCCTTCTTTTTAAATTTAGGTTTACCACTAACTCTATTAAAGAAAGCTGTGTAAGCATCATCTAAGTCCCTACATATAGTCTGTAAACTAAAGACAGAGGCCCCTTTTAACCAATCATACTGTGGTTGCTTTTTTAACGAAGTTATCTCTTTACACATATCAAATTTGGATAGCGGATATAAACCAAATTTTTCTCTTTCAAGATTGAGAGCAAGCATATAATTCCATATAAACCTACAACAGTTTATATGTTTCTCCATAATGGCTTCTTGCTCTTTAGTAGGATAAATTCTTACCTTGTATGCTCGTATCATTATATCTTTCACCTCCTTACTCAATTATTTTGAAATAAGGAGATGGTCTGTTAAACCGTTCGCTACACGGTAACGACTTCATATAGAAGTCCTCTAGTTTTCACTAGAGCGCAGGTCATATCATCGTCTTATATTAAAGACGTACACCACTTCGGGTCGCTTGACCCTACTTCCTTTCGGAATGACCGTCGAACCTTATTCCACTTCTAGTATTATAACAAATTAAATCCATTTTGTCAATGAATAATTTGTGAACTATTAGTGAAATCTTGGCTGCTGATTGCCTATTATTACAGCCTTTAGGATTTAACCATGAGCTATCCAGATAATTTTTTCTACTTTCGTAACATTCACACTTGCCAATTATGGCTATGTTTTAGTTTATCTGGCTTTAAGGGTTTCCAGCAATTCAATGTAAAATTTTTCATACATATTACTATATACGGGAACTAATTTTTAATTCCAAGTTGCACTTTCAACAGTAAAAGTGCTGCGTTTGCTGTGGCTAAAGCCACGGCCAATGTAAACATCCTTTGTATTTATATAGTGTCGTTAATACTATATACTATTATTAAAATAGTCTCATTTTCTCAAATGAGAGTAGGTCATATCATCTTCTATTTAAGTAGAAGTCTCCCATTCCGCAATCACTAGATTACTACTCCGTCGTCACGGATGACCGTCGAACCTTGTTCTAAAAAGAACCTTGGCTGCTGGTTTTCTGTTATACAGTTTTTAGGATTTAACCATGAACCATTTAGACAATTTTTTCTATTTTCATAACCATCGCACCTATCAATTAAGATTACGCTGTGGTTTGTCTAACTTTGAGAATTTCCAGCAATTAAGGAGATTATTCGATACTAATTATTAGTAAAGGGAACATAGTGTTATTCCACGACCCATTTGTATTCCATTGATTCACTAAATCAATGCGTTTATAACTGCTATGAATTACTCCATAGAATAGACTATATCTTCATCTTATTTTATCAAATAAGAGGACTCCACTTCCATTTAAGGGGATTTCACCCACGCCAATAGTTTGCGCCGTACTCCTATTGCATCTCTCGATACCAATGGGATAGTCGTTGAACTTTACCTTTTACAATTTACAATCTTATTTTGAATGAGAATACTTAGACTTTGGGAAATCATAATCTTTTAATACATCCTTCCAATGTCTTTTTGTTCTTATGGTAGATACCGTTTCAGAACAAATATTAAACAATTCAGAAATTTCTTTATTCGTTTTTCCATCCATTATCATTTCTGCGATTTCAAGAACCTGTTTTTCTGTTAATTTCGCTTGTGAGTTTTTAGTTCCTTTTCTTGAAATAAGGCCATGCTGGAAGGCGTGTCTTTGATTTTCTGCATTTGTACACCATTCAAGATTCCCAACATAATTATTTTGTTTATTCCCGTCAATATGATTTACTTGAAGATTTTCCATTCCATCGACAGGATTAAACGTCATAAGAACAAGCCTATGTACAAAGAATCTCTTATCTTTACCATTAACATAAAAAGAAACCTTTAGATACCCCTTGCGATTTGGCTTTGGTTTTCTATATTTCTTTTCCTTAATGTCATAGATATTTCCGTAAGTGTCAATGGTATATTTTTTATTTACACCATCAATTTTTAATTCTCTAATCATTATCATATTTATCACCTTTATGTTATAAAATTTATAATTAAGGTTGATTAGTAAGAGGTCTTAGCTGCTGATATTCCTGTTTTCTAGGATTTCCCAGCAATTCAAAGTCATTTATTTAGAGTTATTACTAACAATACTGGCAGTCAAAAGTTACCAGTAGGATAAGTCATCTCAACGGTGTTTTCTAGGGTAGTAGTCTTGCAGTGCTTTAGATAACCAATAATAGAGTTATCAGAAGGGCGCTGCATTAGAATTTCAAAAATTTGCTGTCATTATGTTAAGTTGGCTCGCTAAACCAACCCATTAAACTTATGGTCTCCCATAAGAGCAGACTATATCTTATCCGTATTACGCTACGGTCGTTCCATTTCGATTTAAGGGATTCTCACCCACCACCAATAGCTTGTGGCCCTACGAGTGTAAACGCATTCCAGCGTTAAAATCTCTAGTCGTTGAGCTTTTAACTATCTTCATAGTTACTTAGTTGCTGATTGTCAAATTCTTGACAATATCACCATACCTTGGTTTTTAACCTTGCCACCATTATATCACTATAATAGCTTGGTTGTCAAGACTCTAATGAGTTCCCAGCAATTAAAAACAATTTTTCATTAATATTGCTATTAAAGTCTGCACAATTTTACAGAAAAATTCTTAGGGGTTTTCTTAACTGCCATAACCCTTTTCCTCCTTAAATTAATTATTCATTATTTCTAATAATAGAACTCCAATGAATCTTCTCAAGGTTAATCGGGTTTTTCTTTGTGTCGATACACCCGGAATGTAAAGCATCCATTGTATTTCTATAATTGTCAGCCTTTACATATCTAAAATATGAGTCGTAAATTACATATATAGGTATGCTAGGCAATTCGTCATAAGAAAATATTTTAAAAGTTACGAGGCAAGACAGAATGCTTTGAAAATTTTCTTCCTCAACGTCTTTTCCTTTATTTTTCTTTGCCTCGTACTCTCTTTCTTCGTAATTTCTTTGTAAGATTATTTTCTTCGTTTTTTTGGTTCCACCTTTGAGAAATTTATATTCCGGATTTATCCAGTTTACCTTTCTCAAATATTCGACCATTAAGTAATAAGTCTGCTCGTTAAATTTAACAGAATCAGACTCTATATATAACTTGTCATTTTCACATTTAACACTCAGAAGAAAGATTTGCGTTGTCTCCCCAATAGTTCTGCCCAATACAATCCATTTACCATCTAAATTTAGAAAGTAATTAAGTGCATTAGACATATCATTATTGATAACAACACACTCTTCATCCATTTCTGAGACAATTTCTCCATCTCTAATAAAAACATTATTTGATGTGCTGTCTGCAAGACATTCTTGAATGAAAAACTCGTACTCAGATTTGATATCTTCGTACCATATCTTATTCTCAACCCATAGGATATCAGCAATATCTTTAGACTGAGTAGTAATAAGAGCTAGGTTTTTCATATATTCATTATATCCATCTTTTTCTCCGACATTATTAAGCAGCTTATCAAGCTTTGGGTGTTCTACATATACGTTTTCTGCTAATTTTAGCGGTCTCCCGCAATACAGTTGTAAAGCGTTCAATTTTTCAAGTTAAATTTTGGTAGTAGATTTGTAGAACCTCCGTCACAACCAATCGTACTATTTAGAGTACACTGGTATTGAAGTTGTAGACCATTAAAGTAACCGTTGTAATATCTGCGTTGAAATCCAATTAGTCTCATTCTTCCGGGGGAAAAGTCCTCCAACCTTTTATCATTAATGATTGCGTCTGTTTCGTGTACAATATCATAAAGACGATAAGCCACCGGATAGTCGGGATTATCAGATAGAATAACGCTTTGTTCATCATGCACTACTATGTCAATACAAATGATAACATTTTTATACTGTGAGACTTCTGGGGTATAACCACCGTTCAATGTTACAGTCAGGTATGTTTTCTGGTCTAGTTTTGCATCGGGAATATGTTCTAATGGATAAATATGAACATCTGTGCATTTGTCTAGGTCTTGACTCATATAAACAAGATTATTCAGCCCACCAATTCTCTCCATTTCTTCGTCAAAAGAAGTATCAAGATAAGGTGAGACATTTCTCTTGTAGCAAGTCAACAATCTAACCAAACGTTCGCTTCTTAGGAGTCTGTTATAAATAACTGAAAATACAATAGGACTAAGTTCTTCGTAATACAATTAAATAACACCCCCTAATTTAATCTCAAATGTTTTTACTAGCGTACCATCTTGATAACAATTCACAATAAGCGGATTTGTACTTTGATGATAGTTTTTGATTTTGAAACTGTTATTTGTGAATGTGAAAGAATAATAATCTTTTGATACGGTTTTGTCCTTGTTGCATTCAAACGTATAGTTATCACCATCAAGAACAAATGTTTTAGAACCATTTAGAAGAATAGTAAATTCTTCTGGTTCTTTTGGTTCTTTATCATCATTAGCCAAATCATTCTTTGGATTGTCTGCCACATTATAATTTTCAAGGTCTGCATAGAATTTCAGCAAACCCGGATTATCTTGGAACGTATTCGTATTTAAGAAATTAACAAACGCTCTAATCTTATAGGTTACGCCATTTAGCATAAAGCGACTGTTAATCCGATATTTGCTCGTCCAATCATTATACTGGCAAACAACTTCAATCTTGTCTTTTGGCACGTCAATGACTTCTGAGGTAGAAATCTGGTCTTCAACAATTTTATATTCGATATAGCATGGTTCACGATGAATTGTTTTTTCGTCCTCTGCGAGAGTATTGATTGTATTATTACAACGTCTAACATAAGCACTAGAAGAACTCTTGCGAATGTTATCCCTTGAATATATAATCCAGATATTATCATTAAAGAAATATCTTTGTCCTAACTTTGGTCTGTAATCTAAATCTTTATAAATAAGTTTCTTATAGTCATCGTTTACACGCTGTCCAGTTTTAGCATCAACAAGTGATGTAATGCGGACGTCTATTTTGTTAAATAGCTCATTTAGTTTTTCTTCGTCATTTACAATGTTTTCAAGACCATCTGAACCAAATTCTTTTTCCTCATAAATATCATCCCACCAAGTAGAAGCATTTTCAAAAACCTTATCGACCGTATCTTGCAATTGGTTTCGCCATCTCTGAGCAGGATGTTTATTAACATTCATAAAGGTATCATAATATGCCATTTATATCACCTAGCCTTTTTGACCAGAGAAATACAATGGAATACTAATTGCTTAACTTCTGAATGTTCAATGGGCACTTGCGAACCCTCAAGAATACTAACAACAGAAAGGAAATTTACAATACCAAACATATTATAAAGTCCATTAAATTCCCTAGTTAATCTCTTAATGTAAGCAGTATACCCAGAATAATCATTTATGGCTTCACAATCCTCGAAAATACCAAGAATTGCGAATAGTTTATTTATCACAGATTGCTTATACTCTTGAATTTCTTTCTCAGAAAATTCAATACCGTTAAAATCCATAGTTTCCCACCGCCCACTCAGCAAATGGGGTATTTTTGAGACCGTAATTCACAATCTTTTGGTTAGTCTTTTCTCGCCATCTATCAGCATAATTTGCTTTTTCTTTCAAGTTATTAGAAGCAGATTCACGCTTAAAGTCAGTATCTTGCAAACCACCAAGCTGAGTTGTATCAGAGATAATGAAATCAAGCCAGCACTGAACCATTAAATCAGAAAGAATAGTCTTTTCTGTTAATGTCAACGTGTCATTAAATTCATATTCTCCTAGCTCATTTTGATGATACTGTTCGATATCCTTTTGACAATTTATAAAAAGCGGAATAGCTCTTAATAGGAAATACATAAGTAAATCATCGGCTGCTTCTGGACTATCGTTAAACAATCTTTTCAGCTCATAATCCTGTAAAGAAATTAGAAATAGTTTATAAATCTCATTAAAGTTTGTGCCAGAAGGTTGTGTTTGTTCGGGCGGAACATCTGGCTCTTCAACAGGTTTATCCTCTATTTCATCATCAAACAGACTAATATTGTTCAATCCCATTCACCGCCTTTCTAAATTAAAATAATTTAAGCAAGTGAGCGAATAGAAGCCGCACGCTTATTGATATCTACAGAACACAGTTCATTAATCAGATTGACCTTATTATAATCAACATTCTTGCCATCAACAATCTGACGAGCAATGCGGTTAGCAATAAGACCTTTCTGATAATCACTCGCATTCTGAATTAAGTTCTTTACTTTTTCATCTGAATAACTAAAAATGCTTTCGATGTCATTATACTTAACAAGATTACGATAAGCGTATTCCATACCAAGATAATGAACCGCATTTACATCTTCAATTTCAAAATATCCCTCTTCTGCAAACTTGTGATTCATATTCACAATTTGAATTAGGTCACGATATAGCACACGATTTTCATCACCATACTTATTAAAAGTAACATAGCGATTATCGCCATATACAAGATTAAGAGTGCCATTAAACAAACTCCGAACACGAATGCTCTTTCCATCTTCTGGCTCTGTATAATCTTCTTCGGATGAAATATCCTCGTGTATATTTGTGACAGATTTATTTTCAACAGAGGGAGTAGAAGAACCGCGTAGCGCAGCAAGAATTTCACCAAGCGCACCTTTAATTTCGGCTACATCGCCTTCTAGGTTAGCAATCCTTTGTGTATTTGTTGCCATTTTATATCCCTTTCAATCCCAAGAATAATATAAACTCTACTCCCGAAGGAGTAGAGCAATTATTCAAAATTTAACAGGCAATTAGCCGTTTACAGTGATAACACCAGCAATAGCATTGGTAACAACACCGATACCCCAGCTCTTGTTGATGGTGGTATTAGTGGTCAGGTCTGCGTCAGCATTGCTCTCAACAGTGTTAGAGGTGGTAGCACCTTCTAGGCACAGCTTGACAGGCTTCTGAGCAGAGGGGCTGATGACATAAATCTTGTCATCAGGCAGAGCCAGCTTATACTGGTCAGCAGCGGCATAGTCTGCATACTGAGGCATAACCATCACGTCAGTACCATAAATGGTAGGAACATAGCCAACACGAACGTAATCAGACTCGACCTGCATACGCAGATTAGCGGACTGAGGCAGTAGGTCATGAACAGCACTCATAGTACCCATTAGGATAGCAGGAGCACGGTTGTAAGCAGAAACGGTCTGGATTAGCTTGATAACGCTCTTATCAGCCAGACCAGCAACGTGTAGAGCTTCTGCGCCATTGTCCTTTAGGTCTTCCATAGCAGAAGCAAATGCCAGAGCAATTTCCTTGGTCAGTTCAGCTTCCATAGACAGAACAGCCTTCATTAGGAAGCGAGCCATAGACTCCTTGCCACACAGAACCTTGTACTTGTTGGAAGCAACGGAAATGTTGTGGTTGAAGGGGATGATAGAACGCTGACCAACATCTTCACGCTGGAACTCAGTGTTACGCTGATTCCGACCAGCCTTGGAGACGATGAATAGGTCATTGGACTCAACATCGAACTTAAAGCTGTCGCCCATAGCACCATTACGAGTCTCGGTATAGACAGAAGTGGTGCGGTCTACGAAATCAGGCAGAACCATATCAATAGCAGCATCAATAACTGCCATGTATGCCCACTGGAAGGTGGGGTTCTTAGCCATCATTTCGATAGAAGCGAAAGAATTGTTAAAGTCTAGGCCAGACAGCTTCTTAACTTCTGCCATTAGTAGGTCGTTGACCTTCTTCTCCTTCTCAGCGAAAGAGATAGAGGTGTCAACATAACCATCATACTGACCACGCTGCTTTGCATAGTCATTGAAATAATCCTTAATCTTTACTTCGGCATTTACATCGCCGGAGAAAGCCAGAGTCTTCTCATTCATAATATTATTCTCCTTTTCTTAAAATATCATTAGGCTACGCAAACTAGGAACTTGTAAGCGGTAACAGCCTTCTTGACGAGATTACCATCGCCAATATGAGCGGTAGTAGCACCAAGAGCCTTTAGATACATACCAGCGGTAGGAGCGGTAGTGGTCTCAGCCTTTAGAGCAAACTTGCCAGCATCGGGAATTAGATACTTTGCAGTACCCATTGCGGTTGCATTGGCCTCGCTAGGAACGATGGTAATAACGTCATCTTCCATTAGCTTGAAAGCATCAATGGGGTGGCCCTTGATATTTACGAAATCACGGACGTTGTTATCAATACCCTTTAGAACAGTACCATCAGGTAGGACAGTCTCAACGACTTCGGGGCTAGATGCCATCCATAGATTCTTTGCCTCAGCAGCGGGCTTACCAGCCTTCCAGACAATCTTGCTGTCAGCATCGGTAGAATACTCAGATAGAGCAAAAACTGCACCGTTGGGTACATCCTCTTCACATACGACAGTACGGTTCCAGTTGTCAACATTCAGAGCCGCATAGCCGTTCTTAATTAGAACATCATACATAGTAGAATTTCCTCCTAAATTTAATAATAATTAGTCGTCCCAGATAGAACCAGTAGACTTCTTCTTGCTACCATAAGGTAGACCAATTTTGTGAATATTGCCAGAGGGAGCACCAACACGGTCAAACTCAGCGGCCTTGACCATATTACTCCATGCGGCTACACTATCATATTCGCTAAATTTAGCGATATAGGCATTACGTTCGTCCTCAGACATTTCAACACCCTTTTCGGAGATTTCGTCTAGGACTTCACACATCTTAGCCATATTGGCTTCTTTCTTTTCTTTCTCTTCTGCTGCAAACTTAAAAGCCTTCAGGTCTTCATAGTCAGACATAGCTTCAAACTTAGCCATATAAGCTTCGTTATCCTTCTTTAGCTTATCATTTTCAGCGGTCAGATTAGAAATCTCAGCCATAGCTTCTTCAAGAGACATTTCTTCCTTCTTATCTTCTTCTTTTACCTCTTCGGCTTCCTCTACTTTTTCTTCTTTATCGGACTCCTTAGAGTTATCAGAAGTTTCCTCGGTATCATTCTCTTTATTATCTTCGCCGTCAGCCATCTTCTCGTCGCCACAAGCCATTTCGGTGTCGCAGGATTCGGTTACGGTTTCAGCAGCTTCTTCAACCTTCTCTTCGGCTTTATCCTCAGATTTTTCTTCGGTTGCTTCTGCTTCCTCGACCTTAGTTTCCTCTTCCTTTTTAGGTTCGGTAGCTTCGGCTTCTGTTACTTTCTTCTCTTCTTCCACGTTTTCACCCTCGTCCTGTTTATAATCTTCTGCAAAATATTGGTTAAATTCTTCTTCTGAGAAACCAAATTCTGCAAAATTTTCAGTATCTAAACCAAGTTCATGATAGTGTTTTAGCAAGTGAGATTTAATCTCTCCCTTAACAATACCCTGCTGCGCTGCTCTTGAGAATGCAGCTTGCAGACCATCTTTATGAACAACAAGTTTACCATCACGAATAACGTGATGGGGATACTTGAATTTTGTAATCTCATAATCATTATCAGAAAAATCACCAATCAGATATGCTTCTTTTAGCAATGATTTTGCATTAGATGCCTCTGTAATTGGTTTAAATAATTTCTGACCGGGATTAGACCACTCGCCACTCGTAGCGGCTTCTTTAGAATTATCAATAGAAATCTTATCAGCAAAATGTTCTTTGATATAATTTTCTTTATCCTCAGAGAACTTCATAAGCTGAACATTACTTCCTTTACAAGCTTCTGCTACTTGGTCGGACAGAATAGTAATGGCCTGATACTTCCAACTATAAACGTCTGGCTTATCGAATGGGCCGTTATCCTGATAATCAGTAGTGGTCATTTCAACAGAGACTTTCTTTTTATCATTGGCCTTATGAATAATATCTACGATATTCTTAGAATAATTCTTCCAAATAAGAGCTTTGATAGTCAAGAAGTTTTTATCACGTTCTTCGTCGTATTCAAAGGTGACAGGATTGTTTTCAGGATAAACAAAACCAACTGGTATTTCATCCTTAGAGTGAGTGCCAATGCCATCGTCGTTCCAATCTGTAAACTCAACAACAACCGGAACGTTATAAATAGTATTGGCGGTTAATTTAAGAGATTCAAAAGAAATAGGTTGGGTATGACTATTTTCTTTTTCTGCAAACGCGCGAATCTTAGTGATAGCAAATCTATCATCATCTTCAATAACACTCATGTCATCAATGCCGAATGTAAAAAGCAAATTATTATTTTCCAATCGTGTCACCTCCTTTCAAATATAATATTTCAATATATTATTCCTCCATTAGACCAGCCTTAATCAGGTCGTCCACTAGAGAATTATAAGCACTCTTTAGAGTAGCAATAGTAACATTACCATCTAGCTTGTCATGGTGGGCAATCTTCGGCGCATCAATTACGTTAGTAACATTCTGTACATTAGTAGTAGAGCCACCACATCCCTCAATAGCCTTATCAATAGCTTCGCCAACATTTAGACGCTGGGTCATACCATTAGAACTATTTAGAGCCTCAATTACTTCCTTAGAAAGTGCCAATTATATCACCTCAATTATTCCTGAAATTCTTGTTTTAGTTCATTAGAACCTCTAGCCCAACTTGCTTCTGTAGATTCAGAATCGCTCTCAGGTTTTGGTGGTCTGCCAACGCTACCTTTAGTAAGAGGATTTTCTGCGGTCTTAGTAGTTGTGCTAGAGCCAGTTCTGGTTTGAACAGGTGGAGTTAGGTATTGATTTAGAGGAATGACCATTCCCTTAACATCAAAACAACTCTTAGAAATTTGTAGATGTCTTGCATACTCAAAAATATTCATATCATTGCAACGAGCAGCAAGTTGCATATCTACAAAGCCTATCTTAGAAAAATCATTGAATAATGCTTTACGTTCTGCTTTTTGGTCAGGAACATTTTCATCATGGAAACGAACTTTGAACTTATATTTCTCAGTTATTCTATTGATAAAAAATTCCATAAAGTTAGCAAACATTGGATAAAGTGCTTCAATGGTATTATTATCAATCTGGGAAGCTAGTTTGGACTGGTGGCTATTCAGCTTTTCAGTGCCAAATAGAGCTTCGCTAGAAGCAACACTTTGCTTAACAACAGAGCTTGCATAATCAACATCGGAGTTGGTGTTTGAAGTACTAAAGTCTACTGCCTTAACATCATCAGTAGGCAATACAGCAAGACCAATCTGGCTATTCAAACCCTTACGGGCAACACCTAAGAATTTACCAATCATATCAGGTGTCATATTGATAGAGTTAGCAACTTGACCACTCTTCTGTTCCTTGTTGAATCCTAAAATACCAACTAGAATCTTGGAGGCATCAATGAAGTATTTGTCTTGTTGTAGACCTCTAACAACCGGCTGGAAACTTGCGTTACCAAGAATACCTGAATAATAAGGTAAAATAGTTGCTAGTTCTGGGTCTAATTTAAAGCACCAGAACCCATTTTCAGGAGAAGTCTGTTGCCAATAATTAAAACCAGTATTTCTTGACTGTAAACGTCTTGCAGGGTCGTAAGGTTTATTATAGTTCTTTTGAATCCGATTTAACATACGCTTAAAAATACTAGGGTACATATCAATATCCACACCATCAGTATTCAAGAACCAACTCATATCAAAATCGAAAAGATAACCATAGTCAAAACGTCCAGTAATTTTACAATACTGTTTCGGAAGTTCTTGTAGAGTGTATTTGTCTCCTTCGTCACGAAGGACATCAAACACAGCGCCCTGTCTAAAAATCTGACGAAGAGCAGTTGCAAATTCTGCACGATAATCAAACTTGTTGCAAAATTCATCTACTTTAGCCAAGTCTCTCTTAAATTCTTTAGACTTTAGCTCAGATTCTTTTGTAACATTGATTGGGTCAAAAGTTAGGTTAAATGCCGCTAGATTTGGCAAATATTGCGTTAGACGCTTAAAGGACATATTTGTAATCTCAAGCGTCTGAGCATAATTAGAAAGAATTTCTTCCGAATCTTTTGCGTTCTTTAGGGCTTTTTCAATGTCCGCTACAGTAGTATCAATCTGTGTTAAATTGATATCCTTCATACGCCTATTGACGACATCAGGAGTTAGATAATCAGCACTACCACTGTAATAACTACGATTATAAGAATCAGAGAAATTCATGAAATAATCATACGCATTTAGAACATCGTTGACCTGTTTTTCAGACAGCGTTTCTTGTTCAGCTTTCTTCTTTCTTGGCAAACATCTCACCTCCTTGTTTCTTTAAATATTCCAAAGTAAAAAACTCCTTTATATAAGACTTGAGGGCTTCACAAACACCTCTTACTGTTTCATCGTATATGCTTTTGTGGTTGAAACAACACACTACTCACAAGCTCTAGTATACTCCACAGTCGTAAATTCCTGACAAACCATCAGTACATATCTATGTGGTAATTTAGAGTATAATCTTGTAAGCTTTGGCGTCTCTTAAATTAAGAGCAGCATTCAAATCTCTATCAATACTAAAACCGCATTCAGGACACTTATAAACACGGTCAGATAATCTCAAATCATGTTTGATACATCCGCAATTATGACAGGTTTTAGAAGACGGATAGAATCTGTCTACGACTCTTAATTCAATACTTAATTCTTTGCATTTATCTGTTAATTTCTTTCTAAATTCATAAAAGTTTTGTTCCTTAACTGCTTTAGAAAGAAATTTGTTTTTCATCATACCAGAAACATTTAAATCTTCAATAGTAATGTAAGACGGCTTGGTTTTCACTATCTCACTAATACACTTGTTGATGTAATCATCTCTGATATTGTTTAATCTTTGGTATAATTTTTGAACTTTTAGTTTTTGTTTCTCATAATTAAATTTCGTGCAGCCTTCATCCATAGTCTTTCTTTTCTTGTAAGACTCATACATTCTTGACAAAGCACGCTGTTCTCGTTTTAGTTTCTTTTCTATTTTTTTGATTTTAGGCGTTTTGTTAATATTCTCGTAAACAATCTCATTACTTAAAACGGCAAATTCTTTTAATCCTAGGTCAATCCCGATACCAAAATCATTCAGCTTTTCTTTCATAGGTTGCATTTCTTCTACTAAAACAGATACATAATATCTACCAGCTTTATAAGAAACTGCCCCGCTTTTGATAATATGAGTGTTATGGTTCGTTGGAATATAACCCTTCTCTTTTAACCTAATCCAACCAAGAGTAGGTATTTTGATTCTATGACGTTCGCATTTAATATAGCTATTTGCTCCATGTCTTACGAAATACATTTTAACATCAGAATTGCTTTTCTTTTTAAACTTAGGGTATCTTGAAGTCCCACTAAAAAATCTTTTAAAAGCGGTATCAGCGTTTGCAACACTTTGAGATACAGACATCGTACTAACATCTTTAATCCACATCATGTCTGGATTGTTTTTTAAATATTCGTTGTTTAACCATTTCTTAAACTCAAATCCAGACATAAATCTTCCTGTCTTTTCATATTCATCTTTATTTTTTGCCAAATAAAAATTATAAACAAATCTACAAGTTCCGATTGTCTTTCTAATTTTTTCGGCTTGCTCATCTGTTGGACATAATTCCACTTTATACGATTTTAGAATATTAACTCACCACCTTCCTCGCTTTCCTAAAATAATAATTTAACCAAAAAATGTCCAGTCCAATAGACTGTTAGTTTCTTGTTTGTTGATGTATTGGTCTTCTAGCAATTTTGCATACCAAAGACCATACGCCAAAGACATAACACGGTCTTTACGGTTTCCTGCTTTTTCCTTTAGATTAATATAACCTTGAGTAACTACTTGCTCCAAACTAATTGCTTCATCAACGAGTCGATTGGTTTGTACATAAGGATTCATAAGACGTTTCTTCAAATCCTCATCTTCAATCTTGTAATACTGATAATTTTTCATCATGTAATCAAGACCTTCTTGGCTATCAACAAGTAGATTAACCCGTCCATCAGTGATTAAGTCACGCATATTACTAAACATAGCAGACTTTAATTGAATAGGAGTTTTAACAGAATAAATTACAGGAACCGCATTTCTATCAATAGTCCGGTTGACCATCTTAATATCTTCTGGATTAACTACCGTCCATGCAGGATAAGTAATTCCACGGTTTTCATCATAAGTTTCCGTTGTGGCGTAGTCAAAAATAGAAATACCTCATTTGTTACCTTTAGAGCTTTTTATCCCTAAATTCTAATACTTATTATTTGTATTAGTTCAGCATATCTTTTCATCCTAAATTTAATTAGGAGTTGCGGACTCTTGGAGATATTATATTCTATAAATAGTTTCAATCTCTATGCGTTGCGTGTGTTATATATATTACTATATAACTTCCACTCTGATTAACATTTCAGTTTCCCAGATTTTTCCGCAATACTTAATTATATATTACTATATAATTGGCGCAAGCATTTCACGCCTTGTGTATCAAGCACCATATAATCGCATTCAAACTCATAAAATAATTGTTTCATTCTCTTAGTTTGAGCAATTGAGTTTAAACCGTGCATACTATCTGCGTATGGTACAATAATAGTGTATCGTCCACTATCAGGAATCAACCTAATAATAAAGAATGCAGTGTTGTCGTTTTTGCTGGATTCAATAACAGCAACGTCCATACACAGTAATCTAATTTCATTAGGTAACTTTTCTTGATAGTAAGGATATTTTTCTTTGCAATCTTTATATTGAATATATTCTTCATCAGACATACAACAGAATGCTTTAGAATTGGTTCTAACTCTATCCATCATTTTATATGTGAAATAAGAATTGCCAGTACCACGTTCGGCGATACAATTATATTCCGCCTGCAAAATGTTAATATTTTCCAGATTAGATTTGAAAGTATCTTCTACTTTCTTTTTACTAATAAACCCATTCTTAACGCCAAGAGCATAACTGACAACTGTTGCACAATAATCTCTATTGCCGTCCGTCATCCAGTCTATATAATCCTCAAATGTCTTGTAAGACCATTCATCTGCTCGTCTAATAGAAGACAGATAAACTTTTCTCAGTTCTTCATGTTTATATTCTTCTGCTCTTTGCGCAGGAGTTAAATCAAGATATCTTGGCTTTCTAGGGTCAGAAAGCATAGGGTCAAAGACACGAGTAATAACTTCTTTTTCCGTGCGAACAAATTCGTCAACGATTAGTATATTGGCTCTCAAGCCCAATGCATTCTCACTGTACGTCGCAGTGAAAATTGTTGAACCATTCTTAAATGGAACTTGGCATTCATTAACACCAAGTTCCATTTTGTCAACCTTGATTTCCTGTTCCAGATTTTTACTCATTCGCATATATTCATAAATCTTTTGAACGAATTGTTTACTCTGAGATTTAACAGGACAAACTACAAGAATTTTGAGACCCGGATAAAGAATTGCCATCTGGCAACAAAAGTCTAATGTAAGAGAAGACTTGGCTATCCCGCGACTTCCTATAAATATATAGTTTGCAGTATTATTCATTTCCCAAATTAGAACCTTTTGGAAATCATACAATGGCAAGCCTAAATATTCAGTAATAAATCTTTGAGGATTCGCTCTCCAATAACCAACCCAAGCTTCAAAGTTTTCGTTATATTGCTCTTGAAGCGTAGCACGTTTCTTCTTTAATCTTCGGATTGTGATTTTATCTGATTCTGGCATTCTTCATCACTCTCCGTTCCAAGAAGTTGTGCTTTACCCTTTTCGATTATATCAATGCTCCAAGGCTCAAATTCTTTTTCAAATTTCTCAACATATTTATTATTTTTACCCAATGCTCTTGCAGTACAACCAGCAAACGCATCAAATAACAAATTGACATTATCTACATCTGCTAATTCTGGGTCTGGCTTCTTAATTGGTCTAAATGTTTCGATGTCTTCAATGCGTTGACCAACAACTTTAGAATTTTGTACAGCCTTATTCTGTTTTTCAAGCAAACCGCCATTATTCATAAGTGAAGTCAAAGCATTTAGTTTCTTTGTAACATCTTCGCCATTTTCACGAGCTTTGTTGATATCAAGAGTTTGATAACAAATTTGTCTAACAATGATATCAATATCTTTTGTGTCAATTTGACCTAGTTTAGATTCCCAATCCATATATTCATTTTGAAGATATGCTAGGTCATCATTATCAAATCTGCCCCAAACACTCTGTAAGTATGCTGTGCTAAATTCAATATCTTCGTAATCGTCATCATCGCCAAGCTCACCAGTAACTTTCTTAGGACGTTTAATCTTTGTATAAACGTCATAGTTGCTTAGGCCTTCGATATTGTTTTCTCCTTGAGAATCATCGAAGCTTGAACCCCAACCATTCTTATCTGCAAATGCAAGATTCTTTAGATAAATAGGTAATAGATTCTCTTCTCCATTCAAGACAGAGTTTTCGTTTTGAGATTCTTTTAGAGCAGCTAAATATGCTTGATGAATATATGGAATATCAATTTTTCTACAAGTAAAATATATAGCAAGATTTGTATTTCCGTTGTATTTTACCAAATATCCTTGGTAAATAGACTTGACACAGTCCTTACAATATGGTATCTTATTAAAGAACTTATGATATTCGTCCTTTGTGGCATTAAAGTTATTTTGAACTCCACAGCCACAGCTAATACAAATCAGCTTCTTTTTAGTTTCTTCTCCAACTGGTTTACCCTTCTTAGCAATAGCCATGTAATCACCTCTTTAATCCAGCCGAATAATATTTATAGATTCAAAAGGATTATCAGGAGTAACAATATACATAGTCTGAGAAGGATGAGAAGTAATGCGCAAAGACTTAGCATAATTATCTGTGCCACAAAGAGAACCATTCATAAAGACCATAGTTCCATCAACTTCTTTGGATTCTACATGATGCTTATGAGCAATAAACATTGCATCGTAGAACTTATGAGTCAGAAGCGTCATATTCTGAACTACGTCATGAATACTATCTTTGTCTCCATGAGTGCCAAGATAATTCCAATTGTAAATACTAAATGTCAGAATATCATTATCAAATTCATTCTCGTTAATATGAACATTATGAACATAATGCAAAGCGGCTTTTAGATACCAGTCAACAAGCAGAGAGAAGTTCTCATTTTGTAGACTATCATGCTTATTAGCCATGCAACGAGAGTGATTATCAATAACAGAGTAATACTCAATATTGCAATGCTGTGCAAGTCCATTTAGGAACTCTGCCAAAGCATTAGAAACTTCCATTACCTGTTCAATAACATTTTTACGATTCTCAATCCGAATAGTATTATGGATATATCCAGAGATAGTATCATTTAAATTGACAATATACAAAGTGCCAATTTTCTCAGAATAAATCTTCTTGACAACTGCATCAAAAAGTTTAGTCATACGCTCATGGAAGATTTCAGGATTGTATTTATTAAGATAGCTGTCAGTCACCATGCCATAATGGAAATCAGATAGACACAAAATAGCACTCTTCTCAGTTGATGAAAAGTTACTTTTATTGTGGTCTTTAAATTCCAAATGATTTTTGATAACGTAATCAGAAATGTCCTGTTTTAGCATATCAAAACGAGCAATCTTATTAACATCACGGTTAAGTGCTGTTCTATAATCACGCATCTTGACAGTTTCTAATTTAACATCAAGCTCTTTATCCATTAGCTCGTCCATTTGTTCGGACGGGTCTTTATTTTTCTGATAATCCATTCCGTCAAGGAATGCCATATAATATTTACGGTAAGCACTTTCGTCTTTTCTAACGCCAGTAGCTTCAAACATAAGGTCGCAAATCTTCGTCCAGCTAATGTCATAAACATCTTTATTCATAGCCAGACGCAAGCCATATTCCTTATCAGTTTCGTCCTTACGTTTAAGTAGACTATCTTCCATAGATACTCCTTTCACTCCAAATAATCCCTTTTAATCCCTTTTCGACAACTATTGCTGTCGTTACTACTCACAAACATTCCTGCTCATGAGTAGTTGCCATAGCAATAACTTTTCTTTATTTTTACTTGGTTGCGTCCCACAACCAAATCTTCTCGGTGAGCTTTCTTTATACTTGCGCTCTACAAGTTATCTTATTTTGAGCCAGCCCTTATTTACCCCGTCTAGCTGGTAGCGGTATCTTTGACCATTTATTAGTCGCAAGGCCAATAAGCGACAAACATTTTCAACCCAATCATTTATATACCGCATATTGGTCAGCGGTAAAATAGGCTCACATAGCCACATGACTGAATACTTATCTAAATAGAGCGGCCACTAGAGTCCACTAACGCCTCGTATCCACATACGGCTATGCAAACCACAATTGGTTTTAAGAATCCTGTATAATACCGCAGTATTATGCCAGTTTTCTAATGATTGGTTTTATCGTCGTCGGTACGACCTCCGGCCCATACGTCCGAATTCTAAATTCCAAGCTTATTCCCCGAACATTGGATGCGGTATGTATGACAGCCCGATTTTAAGTGCCAACCACACTATATAATTTAACAAATGTTTAAGATTTATTGTCAGGTGGAACAGTTGGAAGACTCATGATTTTTTCACGAACAGATGGAATCATTCCATTTCCATGTAACGCCGTATAACTTTCAAACATATGCTGAAAGCTCTCTAAATCATTAACAGAAATCCAACCCTTAACCTCATAACAGTTGTGATAAGTTCTAAGCATAGCATCTCGGAGCATATCCCTATCGGCTTGAGAGTTTTGGTTTTCTTGCTCTCTTAAAGCCTTTACATCATCAGAAAGAGAATTTATTTTATCATTCTGAGATGCAATCATTTCGTACTGTTCTTCGTTTTGCTTGGCAATCTTATCAATTACATCCTTGATTTCTTTTCGCTCCTGTTTGCCTTCCTTTAACACTTCGTCCTTCTTTTCATAGTGTCTTTTCACAAAAAATAAAAGGAGTCCAGATACGCCAAAAGTAGAGCAAACATTAATGATAATTTGTAGTATATCCATTGTTATCCACTACTTTCTACAATATTTAACCCCTTTTATTCCCGTGATATCATCACTCAGCCAATTTTTATTTTAATGATGTGTCAGAGCTGTCACACATCAATTTAGCTTAGATTTATTTACCGACAAGATAAAGCCAATGCTTGTCATCTTCTGCAATTTCTTGCAACAAAGAAATAATAATCTTTTCGTTTTCATTGATTTCAGTCAACGCAGTTCTGTAATTATAAATAATAAAGACCAGATGGGCAAGCCAAAGAACCCATATCTCCTAACAAGGGGCGATAGCAGCTTAATATCTCTATCCTCTGGTCTTAAATATTTATCGCATAATTTACAAATATTAAATTACTGACCAATTAAATCGCCAATGGTCAATCCCTGACTAAACTTTTCATTAATTGCATCATTAGCTAAACCAGTGATTGTTTCTGTTGAACCATCTGGTAAACTTTCAGAAGTATCTACGACTCCGTCATCATTTTTGTCATATACACTCTTTTTCATATACTGAGACATTATACTTACAATATCAGAATCTTCAACACTTCCCGGAATAGCATTAAATGCCTCCATAAGCATTTCCTTAAATTCTTCATCTGTTGCAGAGCCAAGTTTACTATCCACATATTCAATAGAAGCATAATCGTCTAAATCTACTTCCGCAGACGGGTAGTGATATTTACCAAATACACCACCCACATTTACACCAATAGCATTTTCAACTTCAAATTTAACATTATAACACCCTGCAATATGAACAAAATAATTACCGGCTTCTATAATATTTGCAGAAGTCTTCATGGTCTTTTCATTCAACACTTGTAGCTGAAAGAACTCGCCAGAACGAGGATTTATTTGTCCATATACAGTAATTGTACAATCCTTATCAACTTGGAGGCTTAGTGAAGAACTTAGCCCGCAATAGAGAGATTCACCATGATATTCACTAGCAATATCATCAAAGTGAAACAGTTCGACTTTTTCTGACATCGTTTAGCCTCCTTCTAAATTTAGTTTTTTATTTTCACAGTAAAGATAGTACGTCCCAAAAAGAATCAAAAATGTCTCCAAATTTAACAGGAGTATTAATGGTCTTATGATACGAACCGTACTTCTTAACAAACTCGTTTACAAGTTTGTTATACTCTCTGCAGTCATCAACAACCTTATCATAAGCCGCCTGAACCTTATCAGCATCGGCCTTACGTTCAGCCTTTTTCTTGGCTTCTTCGTCATTCTTGGTAGCTAAAGCCTTTTCGGCTGCTTCGGCCTCTTCCTGAGAGTCAAAAGACTTGTGACACACATCTGAATAAAATTTAATCATGATTAAGTTCCTAACCTTTCAATACAAATTTAACAGAGAGTCCTATCCCTCTGTTGGTGGTTCCGGGTCATAGAATCTAACTATGCCGCCTGAGCTTATGACGCTCGCCAGTACAACAGCACTGTCACCCGGGCTATATAAGGCATACTTTAATCGGTATGCCAGCGATACTCAATTTAACAAACCATGTCCAGTCAGTATCCGGCAGAATACATACAAGTGTGCAATATTCTAAGCGTTGCACCCGCACATAATTTAAGAAATAGTTTGTACGGCAGAGTTGCCGCTTTTTTGATTCCACACTTATTGGTAGTGGTTTACCAGATTTATACAGCCTCTCACTTAATGGTGGAGAATCACCAATATATCAATCTTTGGTCTGATTACTTCACTGCATCCTTTAGAGCCTTAGAGGGCTTAAAGGCAACCTTCTTGTGAGCAGGAACGGTCATAAGCTCCTTGGTCTGTAGGTTACGAGCGGTACGCTCTGCAACATCAGCCAGAGAAACAGTGACATCCATAATCTTAAAGGATTCGCCAGCCAGTAGAGCCTCTAGCAGAACAGGTTCAGCAGCGGCTAAGAAAGCCTTAATGTCTTTCTGGGTATAATCGGTCTTGTCAGCAATCATCTTAATAATAGAAGAACTAGTCATAATATTTTACTCCTTTTAATTCCTGCGGCTTATAGCCGCTTATATAATTATAAATTTAAAATATAGCAATTAAGCTATATTCTTTTTAGACTCAATTAGATTTTTCTTCTCAGCCTTTTCATTGACAGCAGCCTGTAGCTCTGCAACGTGCTTTGCGCATTCACAGTCGCTATCCTGAGAATGAGTAGCGTGTAGATATTCAAGAGCATTCTGAGCCTTAATACCGGCATTCTGTAGCGCCATTAGCTGACCAGCGACAAAGCTCATAGACTTAACACCCTTGTTAAATTCTTCTGCGTCAAATTCAGAATCAATAACATTTTCTAGGTTAAATCCAATAACAGGGTCTACGATATCACCGATATCGTCACCATCATCATAACAATGACAATTGTCACAATCACATTCATCGTCTTCGCTGTCATCAGCCATCTGATAAATAAGGTCAATTAGCTGTTCCTTACTCATATCTTCCAGAGTAATGGTTTCAGTTTTTTCAATATTCTGAGTGGTATCCTTCAACACTTTATCCCTTTCAATTCAATGAGTAGCCGTTTAACTCTACTCAGATTATAGCACTTTATCAACGATTCCCAATTCAACAGCTTCATCAGGATAAAAGAACATATCACGTTTGTGGTCTGTCCACTCCTTTAGCTTTTCGTCGGGAACATGAGTGTATTTCTTAATAATATCAAATACTTGTTTCTGACACTTCTTTAGGTCTTCCATAGACTCTTCTAGGTCTTTTACTTTACCACCCATCATCGTAGAAATATCGTGTAGCATAAACTGTGCATGACGATAAGAGTGGCGATTAGAACCAGTAATAAAGATAATAAAACCCATACTAGCAGCAGTACCAATAGCGGTAGTATTAATGGTGTAACCCATGTCTTTCATTTGTTCAATCAAAGATACAAGAATTAAGCCATCCCATACAGAACCACCCGGAGTATTTAGAAGAATATCAATAGGCTCAGGGTTTTCATCCTTGCCCTCTTCTTTGTCTAAATCCATAAGTGTATATAGATAATAGATAGCTTCTGTAACAGATTCATTTGTAATCTCTTGATTAATCAGAATCTTACGCTGATAGATTGCTAGATTTTTTTTGATGGAGTTGTTACCAGTCAATAGAATCTGTGGCTCCATTGTTTCTCCGTCGTTGCGTGTTGGAGTTCTATAATTCATGTTGTTACCTCCAACTATTTTAATACTCTTTCTTACGATTCAGAAATGCAAGAATCTTACGGTCTTCTACAACATAGTAATCCTTTTGGGAACTATGCTTCTTACGATTAGTGACAGTATAATTACGGTCATGACCTTCCTTAATTAGACCAACCTTGCGTAGTGCATCCATATCAGAACGCGAAATCTTAATCATTCTTTTCCCTTTTAATCCTTGGGCGGCTGTTTAATTCCGCTTGCTCAAAAATAAAAACAGACCAGCGAAATACTGGTCTGCAAATAGGAATTTTCTTAATCTCCCTATTCATTTATAGGAATTGTACAAGAGGTCTGAAAAGTGGCTTCATTCCTAGGTTTTTTGAAAATTCTTACCGTCAGGTTTTGTTTTTATCGTATTTTTTCTGGCGTTCTCTATGTTTTCTAAGTTCGATTTCTTTTGCGCACTTCTCGCAATAATCAACATTAAAAGATGTAACCGGAACCAGCCTACCACAATTTTTACAGAAAGCAAACTTACCAGCACCGATATAATTTAAGTAATAATTGATTATATTATGCTTATCATGAATTGTGATAACTGGCTCAGAAGTATAGGAACAATTTAAAGCAGGATGAATAATCTCAATTTTGTTTTCTCCTTTAAAGTTTGAATACTTTGTGAATCCAAGTTTGTTTAATTCAAAGAATGCTCTACGAATACTATCTTGATTGATTCTCTTTGCACAAAGTCTATTGATATCTTTATTCTCTGCTTCAAACATATTTTCGCCGGAAGACTTCCGAATATAAAGAAGAGCAAACATAACTTTTCTTGCCGTCTTATTTGCCAAAGACTCTATTGTATCCATTTCTTCTTTATAGAAATATACAGGCTCGTTATTCATCAATTCAAACGAATCAAAACCAGCCATGATATCTCTAACGGAATTTTCCTTAAATTTAGGAATAAAACAGTTAGGAAGAGCGTTTATAATTTTCTCAATTTTTTCTTTTGTCTCTTCCTTTGTGAGGCCGTTTGTTTTATAAAACCTAGCAAGAAGAATACCATCTGTCATAATGTCCGTAGAGAGTCTTTGCTTTTCATCTAGTTCAGCGGCTCTCTCATATTCATTAAAAATCATTTAGCCACCTCCTGTAGAATGAACTTTTTACCAAAGAACTCTTGACCGTCTTCGGATTCTACAATCTTATAATAATGGTCTGAATTATTCTTGACATTATTTAGAACAACATCTGAATACAGTTCCCAAAGAAGAGTCTTATCAGCAGACTTGCAATATTCATAATAAGTATATACGATATAATCTACAAGCTCTTCCTCATTGGATAGAATATTCATTAGCTGATTCTTGTAATAATCGAAAAATCCATCAAAGTAAAGTTCTCTTTCAGAGCCAAGGGTGTCGGTATCTCCAACACCCCAATCTCTATCGTGACCAACTTTCTTTAATAGAGCGGGATATCTACTTTGAAAATCATGAATAACTTTCGCAATCTTTTCACAGATGCTCTTTTTAAATTCTCTATCCTTGTTAGACATCAAACAGGAATAATCAAAATATCTACTAGACTTATTTTCCTTAAATTCATAGTCCTCAACGTATTTAGCAAGGATATTCATTGTACAATTAGAATTGAATAAAGGCATATACTTATAATAGTTACGAAGAAATTGTTTCTCTTCTGCTGTTTTATCCTGTTTTTGTTGTAGGTCTTTTAATTTACAACCAAAGACTCGATAGCATAGCTCACGCTGGTTCTTCTTGTAATGCTTGAGCCTTGCCATTTCTTTTGGATAGACATAACCGAAGAAGTAAGTTTTCTTATCACAACAAATGCTATTGTTAAATTTAATTTCTTCGTTTTGCTTTTGAACTTCTTGCTTTTGCTCATCGGTCATATCGTCGGTGATTGGAATATACTTCTGACGATGTGACCAATATTTGTTGGGTGGAGTATACACGGCTCCTTTAGCGTGGTCGTGCTCATACCCTCGGTTTCCCGATATTTAATAGCTTATATGCTAGGGGCTGGACTATATCATTTTCTGCTTTCGCAGAACTCAGGCACTTCCATCTATAGAATCTCACTACAAATGTACTCCCTTTCGGGATAGTCTCTTAACCTTTCCATTTCTGGACTTGGCACAGGATTAACATTGATTGTATAAAATTAAATGCCGTACTTTTTAGCTATATTCCTCATCTTATCATAAGAAACGTGATATTGGTTATGAATATGCCATCTTGTTTCACCATTTGCGAGTTTTTCTGCTATTTCTTTCTCTTGTTCTTCTGTAATAACATGAGGGTGTGGCAGTGTACTTTGGTATTCTCTCCAACCATCAACTTCTGTTTTCTTCCAACGATGACTATATTGTATGTCTTTAATACAACCCTCTGTTACTCCAAAAATCTCTGAGATTCCTTTTCTTGACACTCCATTAATAAGCATTGTTTCTATTTGCTTAACTTGCTCTTCTGTTAAAACAGCGAGGTTGCTCTTCTCTCCGTAGAAAAATCAGAAAGATGGTCTTTTTCTTTTTGCGTTCTAGGACGATTCTTATTTAGTTCTGTCAGTTTCTTTTTGTGCTCTTCTGGCATTTTCTTACCAGTCATATATACGCGATTCTTTTCTGCAATAGACCTTCTTGTTTCCTCATCAAACCTTAATGCTCCATCGCCACCGCTTGTACAATTGTATCCATTGTTTTGAGAGTCGTATTTTTGAATATAGTATTCTTCTCTATTAGCAATTTTCTCTCTTTCGTTTTTGTCGATTACTTCCAACACTTCAAAACAAAAAGAGTCTTCACCGTAGAAATCAAAATCTTTTTGAATAATCTTATTATGTTTCCCGCGCCTCAACATACTTTCATGTAGTATATAACGAGTGCAAAACTTATCTGTTGTAGCACCAATATATTTTTTATTTGTTTCTTTACAAGTGATACAATATATACCGCATAAACGATAGAATAGATTTCTTCCAACAAATTCCATATTACACACCTCCTAACATTATAATTTTATACAATCATTATAGTATTCCCTGTTAGCCAGACACTGTCTGACACCCTGTATTTACAGGTTCACCTGTTTCTTTAGATTGAATTACTTCAAAATGCTACCGATAAAATAATAGCTTGGCCTTGATAAAAACGAAGCATCCTAATACGTTTTTCAATTTCAATATACTCTTTAGAATCTTTAGAGAACAAATCTTTCATTGCATAAAGATTACTCGCTAAGTTCGTGATGCCTCCGATTGGGCTATCAAAGCTTTTAACGTCAAAGGAGCCTAAATTGTCAAAATTAATTTTTTGAGATTTAATTTTCTGTTTTTCATAGGTGATAATTGGCAAATCTGGATTAATTGCATTTACTAAATATTCATTGTCAGAAGTGAGCGAAATATCACCGTCGAACCTTTACACCGTGGCTTTCGCCATATTTAAAACGGAGTAGACTATCTCTAATTCTCATTTACGAGAACTGTTGCACTACGAAATAATGAATTTCACATTAAATCTATTATCGCATAAATACGAAACTTAGTCGTTACACCTTATTCTTAAATTTAACAAGAACCTTGGCACGGTATCTTCATTTTACAGACCTCTACCGTTAGCCTAGCTACACTAGACACCCTAGATTTCTAGGTTCACAACATTCCACAAATACATTACTGCATTCTCGGACAATCGAGTTTATCCGCGTCAGATTGAGAGATTATAGTTAAATCCCAGATGCTATATACATTTCCCCACTCCAAATATCTGAACCAATCTTTACATTTATCATCAGAATAAATATTAAGCAATTGGTTCTCAGCAGGAGCAACTAGAGGACTGCGTTGTGTGCTTACAATCTTAGCACCCTTGTCTACCCAGCGCTTTGAGTACATACATTTAGGAGGAAGTAACCCATGAACTTCCATACCGAATGCGTGTTCACACATAGCATACAAGTCTGGGATTAGAAAATCATAGGAACCCTCAACATAGATTTTGCCAATCTTTGCTTGGTCTATCTTTTTACGAACCAAACGCATTACCTTACTCTTGGCGTAACTATCGTTTAGTATGTCCGTATTATATAACAGACATTTTGCTATAGGGGATTCAAGACTATTTTCTGTTTGTTCTAACGTATCTTTCTCATGACAACCAATCATCATAAGAGAAGCGTAAAGCGGGTCGCATGACATTACTTTTTGGAGCCAATCAATAGTAGGATTCGCAAGTTCTTTAATTGATTCTTCCGTAAAGTCATTGCTCTGAATGTATTGATAATTAAGAGTACTTAATTGATTTGAGGCCTTCTTTGGTACTCTTGCTACACCAAATACATGACCATAACGTTTAAAGTAGCTTTGGTAGACTTGAAAATTGGGATAGCACTTATGGAGTTTGAACATTGATGAACCAGCTATAACATCAATCTCGTCAATATTATAAGTTACACCATAAATATCAGTAATTGTATCCTTGTGAGCCACCTCATGAGCAAAACGTCTAAAATCGCAGATTGAACAAAGTCCTTTAAACCACGCAGCTCTTACGATGAAGCTAGAAGGAAGATAATCAAGTTCCAAATCTTGTTGCCATTGCATCGCCATTTCAGGGCAAACCATACCAGCACCATCAAAAGCATTCATTGTAAAATCAATCTTTTCGGTTCTGATATCATCTTCGCCTTTTTCATTCTTGAAAATCCAGTCAACAGTTTGGTCTTTTAGTGGATATTCATAGTCATCAATAACACATATTCTCGGTGTTTTAACAACTCTAGTAGCGGAAGTAGATAGAGCAAGATATGCTCCAAATTTAGCAAGATTGATTTTACCAATACTTTTTGCATCCAAACCACAAAGCATAATATTAAGCAACTGGTCATAGATTTCAGCGTTCACAAAGTTAGCAGAGTTCTTTCTTAGCTGACCAGCACCAGCACATAAACGCTTATAGCTCGTGATATACTCTGTTTCGTTCACCTTAAATTTAACAGTAAATCCGGTCTTGCATAGCTGTTTATAATCCTTCTGTGTAGTATCAGTTCTTACTGTTACAAGGTCAGGAACGAATAGCAACTCATTGATTTCATTTTGAATCTTTGTAATTTCTCTTGCGTTTTTCTTGGAGCTTTTATCCTGTTTTAGAATATTACGTCTATCATAAAGAGTCTGAACCTTTTCTTTGTCAAAAGGCTTATCCTTAATCTGACGAATAAATCTTAGCAGTTGGTTATCACCAAGAGCAACAACCCAACCAGCATTCTTAGCAGTCTTAAAGTCTGTTTCAACACATCCGTTCTTAGCGATTTGCTCATAAATATCAGATGTGTTTAGTTTCAGAGTGTAAAATAGGTCGATTTTTGCCAAACTTTATACCTCTCTTTTTCTCGGTTTATAATTCGGACAATCCTCGTATCTCACAATTCTGTGAGCGTCATACCAGCATGAGAAGATAGATTCTCTATGTTTGACACCATAAGCGTCAAAATATTCATCCAAAATCTTACTGGCTTCTGCTGGGAAATACTTACAAGTAGCATCACAACGATGACACTTACTCATATGCAGACCTCCTTTCTTTTAAGTATTTTATCAAATTTAACAGGAAAAGTCAAGGTCTTATTCTATTTTGTAACTAAATTGTAATCAATTATACTCTTGAAATTTAACAGAGAATGTGTTATTATATTCTTTGAATTACAAACCACTATCTCAAACTCGCCAGCACTTAATAATGAAAATATATTTAATTATAATAATCTTAATTTATATAATTATTAAATATATATTATAATTATATTATTTATATTATATATTTATAT